TTGAAGTATTGCGCGCTGCTAATTATAACGTTGTTAACCACCCCACTGATGATAGTGGTGTACTTATTACATTTCCTGTTGAGTGGATTGATGTGCCTTTCACTAAAGTTGACGGCAAAGAAGTCAATCTTGATACAGCAGTCGAACAACTCGAAAAATACAAACTAATTCAGACTTCATGGACTCAGCAAAATACTTCAGTAACAATTAGTTATGATCCTACAGAAGTGCCAGCAATTATTGATTGGTTATTAGATAATTGGGATTGTTATGTAGGTGTTTCATTCATCTACAGAACAGACCCTACTAAAACTGCAAAAGACCTCGGATATTTGTATCTACCACAAGAAGTTGTAGATGAACAAACTTTCCGTAATTATGTACAACAATTAAGCCCCGTAAGCCTAGAAAATGCCAATAGTTTTGATGAAATTATGGGCGAAGAATGTTCTACTGGTGCTTGCCCAATAAGGTAAATATGGAAGTAACAAAAGACACAATACTAAAGTTTGAATTTACTATTGAAGAAACAAATAATCTTTTAGCAGGACTTCAAGAGTTAACTGCTAAAATTTGTAACCCACTAACAGTTAAGATTCAAAATCAGGCAAGCGAACAGTTGCCTAAACCAGAAACTCCTAAACCAGGTATTTCTGCAAAGAAGTAAACAAAAAAGCCCCCACAGATTGCTCTGTGGGGGCTTTTTCTTTAGTATGCCGGTTTTGGTTTCTTACCAGGAACTTTTGGCATTTTTGCAGGAGGTTTTGGTTTAGTTGCCATAATTACTTTCTATAAATATTAAAGAGGGGTATCTTCGTAACTATCTTCAGTATCTACTGAATCTTCGTCGTGCATGTTATGTAAGTTGCTGAATACATTAACTAACATATCAAGATAAGGTTGCTCCACCATATGTAGATCTACTAAGTAAACATCTAGGTGATCAAGTCGTAACAATTCTGCGTGATACATAAACTGACCAAATGCTTCTAGTTCTTCACTAATGTTTTGATTTGCATAGTTTTCAAGTACTTGTGCAGCTACCATTCGTGCAAGTTTAGGCACAACACTTTTTTCAGTTAGTTTTATTAAATGTAAAGCTTTGCTTTCACGTTCACGCATAATTTGATTGCGCTTAGCAGTACTCCAAGAGTATCCGCCATCCCCGCCCCAAAGATCCCAAGCAACACGACCTTTGCTTGGAAAGCCCTCTTCACCGCTGCTAAAACCAGTAGCTTGCTTGTCTACTTCATGACGGCTAAAGAATGAAAACATTCTTAATACTGTTGAGGCTGTTAGTGGATCACGATCTTTTAGTTGATTTGCTCGTGCTAAACCAACTAGTGTACCTCCAGGTTTACCATCCGCTCGCCATTTTAGTGCACGTTTGGCTGCACTTGCCATGCCTGATGTAGGCTTATAAGTTGTTGCCATAAATTAATCTCTATAAGCTAAAATAATTTGTTTACACATTTTAGATCTAACAATATCGTCATCCATAAATCTAACGACTTCAATGTCTGGAATACCGTCTAGCCTGTGAATTGCATCTGATAGTCCTGAGTCAGGAATATCACTTTGATCTACATCTCCTGATATAATCATTTTACAGTTTTTACCAATGCGTGATAGCAGCATTTTCATTTCTTCTTTAGTAGCATTTTGTGCCTCATCTAAAAGAACGATGCAATTGTCAAAAGTTGCACCTCGCATAAAGCCTAGTGGTTTAGGCTCAATTGTTTTTGCTTTTAACGCATACTCATAAAATCCTTTTCCAAGGCTACGAGCAAATACATTGTCAAAAGGTTCTAGATAAGGAGCATACTTCTCCTCTAGTGTACCTGGTAAAAATCCTAGCCCACGTCCTGTTTCTACGTTAGGTCTAGTCAGAATTATCTTCTGAATACGTCTATGAAAGAGTTCTCCCGCAGCATATGTTGCTGCTACATACGTCTTACCTGTTCCAGCACTTCCTACACCAAATACTATTTGGCTAGATTGAATTGCTCTTAGATACTCTGCCTGTATAAAGTTTAAAGGTTTTACATCAGTAAATCCATACTCTACTGGGTTACGTTCCAATTGAATTACATTGTCGCGTCTTGCTCTTTTACCACTTGCCATAAACTTCCTTGTAAGGTTGATAAAATTGGTCTGCCTGTTTATATTATAGCAGACCTAGGTTTGCTTGTCAAATATAAATTTATTTCTTCTTGGCGTCTTCAACTTTAGTACCTTCAAGCTTTTTGTGCACTTTAACAGTCTTGCACTCTTTTTGAGTTTTACCTGCTTTATCTGTTTTGTCTTTGCAGACTTTTTTAGTTTCTGGTTCAGCAAACGCAGAAACAAGTGCAAAACTAGCAATAACAGCTACAATAATTTTTTTCATTTAATTTCCTTAGTTGGTGCAAACTTTTCGCTTGCTGTAAATCCTAATCCTGCAATTACAATATAGATCATAGAATCAAATAGTTTTGTGTCTATGGGCTTACCTAGTACCATAGCTATAAAAGCACCGGCACATAACAAGAAAGCTAAAAAAGTAACTACTCGCTTACTACTAACGGCGGGGTCTTGTGATAACATAGTTTTTATTAGACTCATTTAAATCTCCGGGTGAGGTGCTTGTTGAGGAGCAGGCTTGCCATTAATGTAAATAATGTTAGTACTAGGAGCGCTAGTTCCATTAAAACCTTGAGTAGTAGAAAATCCTGGATTAAATGTAGGCTCTATTTTTACTGGATTAGCTTTAGCATAAGTATTTGAATTTTCTTGTGCTTGCTTAATCATGTCGCGTTTCATGTCCATTTCTTCTTTGCTACCACCTGCTAACATAATTCCTGATAATGTACCTGTTAAGAAAGTAGCGATTGGAATAATCATCTCAAAAAATTTTTGATCAATTGGACTAATAGCGTTTAGTGGCTGAGTAATAAAAATAATTGAGTATAATACTACAAACACAATGCCAGTTAGTGTAAGCGCAAGACATATGCCAATAAAGAATTTTAGACGCGCCATGAGCTGATCTTCAGTATAGATAATTGGATTACTTTCCACAGTTAGCTCCTTGTTTTTGTTGTACCACACAAGCACCTGTTGGTGCAAATGATTGATTATTTGTTTGATTTTGTCCATCTTTGGGAGGTCCTAATCTTGGATCACGTTGGCCTTTAAAAATATGTTCTGGACAAGTTCGATTAACGTCACAGATTGGTACTTTACAAAAATCTTTTTCCCAGTTTGCAGGGTCTTGACAAGGATAACGATAACTATCTTTACCAAAAAATGCTAAAGCTACTGGGATTAACAGCAAAGCTATTGCCCACTTAAATAGTTTTATATCATTGTGCATTTACTTACCTGTTTGTTTTTGCAACTGACGAAGTTTTTCTTCGTGAATAGATATTGCTTGCCTATTATCTTGAATTGAGTCACGGTTCTTTTGAATTTCAGCAGTTAAATCTTGACGTAGTCGTTCACGAGCAAGCTCACTACTTGTATTTGATGCTTGTTTATTATCACTAGTAACTACTAAACTCATTTTACTCTCAAGTATGGTTACTTGATGTGCTAGTGTACCTACTGCCGATAGTAAATAACCTACACCTGCAATAATTAATGGTAATAGTGCAAATAACATTTTCTCTATAAATGCACCTTTTGCGTTTTCTTCTATCATAAATTTTCCTATCTATATCTGTCTTTATCATTATACCAATCTTTAAACATAACACCAAATACCATTAGTAAAGGAATTATACATAAAAAGAATATTAAATCACTTGTTGTAATTACTATATTAAAATACATAGGTTATCCTCCACCAATTGCTTTGTCTCGGGCTTCTCGTTCTTTAATTTCACGTTCCTTATTTTGACGTCTTATTACTGCTGCTCTTTCAGCAACTTTTTTCTCATATATTTTTTGTTCTTCTATTGCACCATAGATACCAATGCCTGCCATTATAAAACAAAATATAAAAACGCAAAAACCTAAAAAATACATACCAAATAAAAGTTGATTTGCCACTTTCTTTTTGTGAGCTAATACACGTTTTTCTTCTTCGTATTCAGCTTCTGCACGTTCTTTAAATAAACGAGTACGCGCTGCAAGCATTTGTGTCCATACTTCAGGTTTACCTAAAGTCCATACAATCATGTCTTTTAATTCACGTTCAGCTTGTCGTAATGCATCACTATGCATAGCAATCTGTAAAGCTTCGTGACCTAATTCTGCATCTGTTTTACCTAGTCTACTAGCTTTAGAACTTATTTTTGACCGTTCACGATGAATTGCATCTGATGATTCAAAAAATTTACTAAATTGTCCTGCTAGGCTGTTAATGTCTTTACCTAAGGCAACTGCTTGTTTAATGTAACCAACAGCATTTTGTGCAGCTGCAAAAGCAAGGCCAATTGTAATAGGATCCATAAGTTACTTTCTATCATCTAGTTTTTTCCATTCAAGACAATATACCTTTCTGTTGTAAACATCACCAGTCCACGCCCATCGAACACATACGTATTTAGGAGGAGGAGCAGCAGCAGTTAAAACAACATAAAGGATAAAAGCAGCCATTTAAGCTCCTAGTACATATTTAGCATGCTCATAGTGTTTTATACGATCTTCTAAGCCAATAGTACCACCGTTGATACGTTTAGTTAATGTTAAAATGTCATCGGCATCTGCCCACTGATTTAGCTTATTTGTTTCCCAGAACCAACAAGCCGACTGTGCAGCACCTTCAAAAGTTTCCATGTATTCTGATGCAGCTTCAGGTGAAATTTCTAATGAAGCTGCAAACCAAAAGTAGTTGTCTTTGCCTGTTAGCTGAATTAACCCGCGACCAGAGTAACGATAACCATCGCCTGTTTCAGGTCCACCATTGCCCATCCTGTTAGCATAAACTAAATTGGCTATTTTTTCTGGCTTGTTTGCATACTGTGTTGCCATCTCGTCTGTTGGAAAGTATTTGCCAAAAATCTTGCGTAGTGTAACTGCACGATAATTTAAATTTTCTTTGATTGCACGAAAACCACCTGACTCGTGAGCACATTGTGCTAAAAACGCAGCCATACGTTGTGGAGTATTGATCTCGTAATCTGGTAATAGTTGTACTAAAGCTTTATGCCAGTACTCTATATGTGGATTTCTTTCAACAATTTGTTTTAGCTGCTCAAGTGTTAATTCCATTACTTAAATCCTTCGTATATAGTTTTTTGTTCGCTGTACCAACGCTGCCAGGCTTCTAATTTAACAGCACACATATAGTATTCACTATAATTAACTGTTATAGTTTTTGCCACATCTGAAAGTTTTGAATCGTCTGCAAGTTTTTGCAGATTAGGACACGGCTCCTGCACTAAGGCACCTGGAGCTTGCGGAAATTTTGCTGTAACTGGAACGGTTGTAGAACAGGCTGCAATTAGTAAAATTAGTGGTATTAATAATAATTTCATTTCTTTAGTGCCTCTGCAGCTTGATTATGTATTAGTACAAATTCTTTGGGGATTACACAACTAGTATCAAACTTAATAATTTCACGATCTACATACTTAATTATGTCTTGACCACGTTGTTTGACTATTTGAGTTTTTATAACTGTTTTTTCAACAATTTCGGTGTTTGTATTTGCGGATTTGGCTTCTGCTTGTGCTACTTTGACTTCTAGGTCTTTAACACGAGCTAGCCAAGCATTATTATTGCTAATTGCACCTATCATATAAGTACTAAAGAAAATTAACGCAACAGCAACGGCTTGAAATATTTTTGTATGGGGCAAAAATGAAATAGTTTTAGTAACTAAGTATAAAATTATTCCAACAAAGAATAACACTGGAAAGATCCAGTTAGGTAAAAATTGTAGTATCCACATTATGTCATACTTTTTAGGTTATTTACTAATCTTGCATTATCTGGAGCAAACTCCAGGGCTTTTTTTACTAATTCAAGGGCTTCCGATTTAAATCCTAATTGCCATGCAGCTATAGAAGCATAATCATAAGGTACTTCACGCCATACTGTAGGATCCATTGTATAAACTAAAGCTTTGTCTTTGATTGCTAGTGCTGATTTACAGGCGGAGTAACAATCTAACCACATATTTAATTTATAACAAGTTTCAGCAAGCCCTACCCAAGGTTCACGAGTATTGGGAGCTTCAGCAATTGCTAAACGAAACATTTTAACAGACTGTTCCCAGTTCTGTAATTCAGAGTAGCATTTACCTAATAAACGATAAGCATAGCATCGCTCATTTTGCCAAGTAGCTTCAGGCATTGCTAAGTACTTATTAAGAAAAATAATGGCTTCTTCCCAGCGTTTATAAAAGGTAAGTTCGCGAGCATGGTAAAAAGCATTACGAGGACAGTGCGGATCTTCCAAAATTGCTAATTCTAAAAGAGGCATGTACTGCCCGCGTGATTTAGTATTATCAGGAAGATGCCTTACCAACAGCATATCTGTTTGTGCATATACTTCTTTGGTACGATTGTCTGGGCGAGGATATTCATGTACTGGGTGATGCCAGTGGTAGCCTGTTCTATGATGAATCTTTTCATAGAAAAAACTAATACCGCTGCCCCAATCAAATTTATAACGTAAACGGGTAGTGTCTGCAGACCAAGTTTTTTCAATTTCTTCTCGCCAGCCTGGCTCTAAGACCTCGTCTAAGTCTAGCGAAATGCACACGTCGTAATCCCCAGGGATTAAATTTAGTGCTGTATCGCGAGCTTTATCAAACCGCCAAGGTTTAACTGAAATTTCATATACGGTTGCACCGTATTTTTTGGCTTCAGCAACTGTTGCATCTGTAGAACCAGTATCCGCAATTAAGACAAGATCAGCGTCTATTGCGGATTTGCAAAAACGTTCAACAAATTGTTCTTCATTTTTGCTTATAGCGTAAACTGCTATTTTCATTTTTATTATTTAGTTAGTTAAAAAATTAATTGGAAAATCGAATAGTTCCGAATCCACTTGTCCATATATAGTATCGATAGCCGCCTGTAACATAAGTTTCATATGTTCCTGATACGGCAACAGCTGGCGCTTTTGTATCTGGATACCTTATAATAGCTACACCGTTAGCCCCAGATCCTTGATATTGCCCTGCTTCGCCTGAATTAGCTCCGCTAGTGTTTGTACTACCATTATATCTTGTTGCCGTAGTACCTAGATAATTTACACCGCCGCCGCCTTGGCCACACAATACCCCTAACCAGTTAACTTTACCAGCGCCGCCTTTACCAGGTGATGTTGAACCTGCAGCCACTCCATTAGCTGCTGATCCAGAGCCACCTAAACCACCACCACCACCACCACCAGCTTTAGGAGCACCGTTACCGCCCGAACCAGCTTGACGATTAGCAGCATTAATAGTAACTATCACAGTGCCCGTTGTGTTATTCCATTGATTGGCACCATAAGAGTATTGAGTAGTACTACCATTACCACCACCTCCTCCACCTCCTCCGCCCCATGCAGCAGCCCCCAGAGTAGAAGCACCACGGCCACCACCTCGACCAAAAAATTCTAGCCATGGATTGCCTGCATACTGGCTTCTTATATAAGTGTCTCCACCACTTGTAGCAGGTGCACCACCAGCACCTGCTTTAATGTAGTAAGTAACTCGCTGAGGAGCACCAGAAGTCCAAGCCATACTACCGCTAGCAAAACCTCCGCCACCACCGCCTCCGCCTGAAAAAACTGAGGGACCGCCTGCACCGCCACCAATAACCTGATATTCAAAATTAAAAGTTGGTTGTCCAAGATACGGTGATGTATCTTCGATACTTATTTCTGCACTAGTTGCTACAATAGGGCCTGTTGTAGAGCCTGTTCTAAGCTGAATTTGAAATGTTTCAGTGCCTTCAGTTAAGTTATCGTTTCTACCATTTATATGTATAATACCGTAACCTGTTGAAAATATGTAAACTCTTCCATCTTGTAACAATGCTTGGCTCGGATAGTCAGTTGTGTAATAAGTAATATCAACCCCGCTAGTAGTACTAAAACCTGGAGAATTACTGGTTAAAGTGTAGTATAAATAAGTACCACCAGGAACTTGAGTTGTTAAAATTTTAAATTGTTTTGATGCTGGTTGAAAAGTACTGCCCCACACACCTTCGTCTAGGCTAGTAGGATTTGTGGAATCAAAAATATATGATGGTGCCGTACTGGTATCGTTTACAGTTATAACCGAACTAGTTGCAACTACTACACTTGTAGTTGACCACTCTCGTATTTGTATTTGAAATAGCTCTGGACCTTCTGTAATTGCATCTCGAATAGTTGTTATATTAAATCCACCAGTTCCGGTCCCATTTATATAAGCAAGACTACTGCTAACAAATGAACCACTAGTAGCTATAAAATCTGCATCACTTGTTGTTTGATGAAGTATTGTCCAAAATAAAGTAGTTCCTTGAGGTAAATTTTTACTTTGCACGTATATTGGAGTACTTACGTTTTCATTTATGTTTGTTGGAAAATAATAATCAACATTATTTAATTGTGACCATCCTTGTAGTGAAGGAAAAGTATAAACTCTAGGTGCAGTTACTCCACCAGAAGGATTACCAGCAATACTTACGTTAGTTCCTGGATTTGATATAGTGGATTGAAAGGGCATTAATTATCCTTATGCAAACTTAGTCTGAGAAGCATATATTTGATATAAACCTGTAGTAGCATTAGCTGTACCAGTTTTAATAATAAATAAATTGTACATATCTGTAGAATTCATATTACCAGCAAAAAACACAACTCCAGACTGAAATATAGGATTTTGTGCAACATTATCAATAGATATAGCAGTTAGATAATAGGGTACATTACCGTTAGGAACTATTAAGCATATTCCAATAGATTCACCTACAGCTAATACTGAATTTAAATTAGTATTAGCATCACCTCGTACAGCTATATTAAAATTTGATGTTGCTGTATTATACACCATAATGGCTTGTGTGGCAACATCAAAATTAAGCGAGCCCGCAGCAGCAGTATTAGTTACTGTAACGGCTTCTTTTGTTACTTTTAATGTTTTATTTACTAAAGTTTGAGTACCTGTTAAAGTAGCCAAACTATTATATAGTGAAGACTCAATTGTTGCGGCTTTTACTAAAGTTGTCATATTATTCCTTGTTATTGACTTTAAAAGAAAGCCATGAATTGACCCGAAACTGGAGAAGTTGCTAAAACAAAACGCCAACCAGTATTATTACCCAAATTAGTGTTAGTACCCGTAGCATATGCATCCCAAGTTGCACCGCTCTTAGAAACGGGTACTATACCTTCTGCGCTTAACACAGAACCTAGTTTTGATAAATATCGTGCTATACCCATGATTATTGAAACCTATATCTAATTATTACTATACCACCAGCACCATCACCGCCTGATGCGTTAATACCCTGACCATCTCCACCGTTACCAGTATTTGGTGTAGATGATATAGCTCCTGTCCAATTATCTCCACCACCTTTACCGCCTGTTGCGTAAACAGTACTTGTTCCTGAGATTAGTGAGGTAAATCCTGTTCCACCTGCAGCAAATCCAGTAACATTTGAAATACCATTGACACCAGCCCCTGTAGCACCACCACCACCACCACCTGTTCCAGAAGTTGTGCCTGCACCATTACCTCCGGGAAAACCTTGTCCCGAGGTGCCGGCACCTCCATTTGAAGGCCACGTATATCCCACACCGCCCCCGCCGGATCCACCAGTAGCACCGGTAACCACGCTGCCCGATCCAGTATAGTTAGCACCACCGCCACCGCCTATTGCAGTTAAACTAAATCCTGTAGTATTAAGTCCGTTACCAGCTCTTCCGCTTGTACTACCACTACCTGCACCACCTGTGCCAACACCAATAACATAAGTAGCAACAGGTAATTCCAAAGCACTTTGATAAATTAAACCTCCTGCTCCTCCACCGCCGCCAACATCATTTGCTCCACCACCACCCCCAGCAACTAATAATACTTCAAATGCAGATGCAGATTGAGAAACTACAAAATTACCACCAGTAGTAAACGTATGAACTTTGTAATTACCGTCAGTTGCAACAGAAGTACCGCCTGCTGCTAATGAAAGACCTAATGATTTAATAGTACTCCAGAAACCTAGGTAATATACTTCTAAAGCTGATGTAGTACTATTAATACGAAAATTACCTTCACCTGGTGAAGCAGGACGTTGTCCAGTAGTACCTACAGGTAAATCAAAATAACCTGTACTTGTGTTTGCTTGATCACTAACTGCACTAGGAGTTGAGGCTCCACCACTAAATGTAGTTGCTCCTGTTCCACCCTTTTCAGCAGACAATACTCCGTTAGAATCTAACCCTTCGGCTAATTTTGTTAATCTTGTTGCTGTACTCATTGTGTTTCCTTATTCCGTAATAGGAGTAAATTGCTCCCAAGCTTGACTAGTTTCGTTCCACTTATAAGGTCCACCAGTTTGTGGGTAAAGAACTGGAGGAATCCACAAGCAAGTAGCTTCTTCTAGTGTCCATGATGCAAACGGTCGAGGCGATATAAAAGCATCGCGATTAACGTCATAAGTATAACCTATACCTGCATAATTTTTACGCAGAGGAGTTCCGCCTGTGCGATGTATTCCACCATGTGTGTTATAGCTTGTTTGAATCCATTTAGCTGGATCACCAACAGCATTAGAATCTATAAATTCTTGTTCTGCTACTATAACTTGTGTGACTACGTTATTTTCATTTATTTGTGCAAAATGACTCATTATTGAAACCTATATTTAATTATTACTATGCCGCTACCACCTGTACCACCGTAGTTGTTTGAGTTATAGTGTGCACCACCTCCGCCACCGCCACCGGTGTTAGCACCACCTGCTCCACCAGGTACGTTTGTTTGAGAAACTAGTGAACCAACAGTACCATCTAAACCTGTGTTTAGGGCTTGACCACCACCTAAACCGCCACCAGAAACTTTAGGGCCACCACCACCACCACCACCTAATCCGCCGTTACCAGCAATGTTTGAGTATCCAGCACCACCACCACCACCAGCCCAGTATAAGCTTGATCCATTAATTGTGTTTAGTACGCCAACGCCACCATTAGCTGGGTTAACCGCACCAGCAGCACCTGCACCACCGCCACCACCAGGGTAGTAATTTCCTGCACCAACAGAACCATTATTGCCTTGACCAACTGTTCCTAGTCCAGGAGTTGCTCCACTACCACTTGAGGCTGAACCACCGCCACTGCCGCCAGTGCCTGCTACGTTAGCCGTTCCATATCCGGATCCGCCACCACCACCACCAATGGCAGTAGCAATATTTGTACCACCAGTGTAAATAATAGAACTAGGAGTACCATTAACGCCTCGTACTTGAGAAGTACCTGCAGGACCTCCTACTCCACCACCGCCTACTGTAATAGCATATGCACCAGTATTAAGTACTAATCCTGCAGCAGCTAAGTATCCACCGGCACCACCACCACCACCCATATCAGATCCACCACCACCACCGCCTGCAACAACTAAATATTCTACAGCAGATACAGCAGAAGCACCAGTAACAAAAAACGATCCACTAGTTAAAAAAGTATGTATTTTAAAATTACCGCTAGTAGTTACTATAGCGTTACTGTTTGCTGTAAGATACCCAAAATAATTAACAACACTCCATGCCCCGTTATAGTATACTTCCAATGTACTGTCAGTAGTATTTATGCGAGTATAACCTATGGCTGGTGAACCTGGTCGCGTTGCTGTTGTTCCTGATGGTAATCCTACGTAATCTCCAGTTAACTGAAGATTATCAAAACTAACTGTACCACCTATTGTTATCCAAGCAGTACCGTTATATTGTTCTAAAGCACCTATAGTAGTATTAAAACGAACCATACCTGTGTTTGCAGTTACAGGTCGTTGAGCAGTTGTACCTGTTGGCAGATCAAAATAACCAGTACTAGTATTAGTTTGATCACTTATTTTATCTGGGGCAAGAACAGTGCTTGCTTTTGTCCAGCCTGTACCATTATAAGTCCAGTTAATACTATTATAAGTATATAACTGGTTTAACGTTGGGCTTGAAGGAAATTGTATTGCCATGTTATTGGTACCTATATCTAATTATTACTACACCTGACCCGCCACTACCAACAGTACCAGCACTAGTACCAACACCACCACCTCCACCACCACCAGTGTTAAGAGCACCGCTACCACCATCAAATACCGTACTAGGTCCACCGCCAGAGCCTCCTCCTCCATTGCCTCCAGCAGCTCTAGTTCCTTGATAAGTACCACCACCACCACCTCCTGCAAGGTAATAAGTACCATTAACTAGTTGACCTGCAGTTGACCCTGCAAAAGGATTTGCTATTCCAACTCCTCCTAGACCAGCGGCATTTCCAACAGCCGAAGCACCAGCAGCACCTGCACCACCGCCACCGCCTCCGGAAGAGTTACTGCCTCCAGTTGAGCCATTTCCGCCTGCATTTCCTTGACCACTTGGACTTGCAGCACCACCTAATCCTACTACTCCTGAACTCCAAGCAGAAGAAGCCCCTCCACCAGAGCCGCCTGAGTTACCAGTTCTACTAGAGTAACTAATACCTGCACCACCTCCGCCACCAACTGCAGTTAATCCAAATGCAGTTGAAGGATTACCATTTACAAAAACCTGCGAAGCAATAGAAGTAGCTACTCCACCAATAGTTATAGGGTAAGCTTGTTGAGCAACTGCTATGCTTCCAGTTAAATATCCACCAGCACCACCTCCACCGCCTTGGTCAATACCACCAGCACCGCCGCCCCCTACAATTACATAATCAACAGTTGCTCCTGTAGGAACAACTGTTGGAGTAAATGAGCCTGTAGTGCCAGTATAAGTTAATAAAATATAGTTTCCACTATAACTTAAAGTTGCTCCGCTGTAAGTAGCTGAAATTAATCCTATATACTGCATATTTACCCATGAACCGTTATAGTATACTTCTAAATAGTTTGTAGTAGTATTTATTCTAGTAAAACCATTAGCTGGAGATACTGGACGTTGTGCTGTTGTACCTGTGGGCATTCCAAAATACCCTGTGCTTGTATTTGCTTGATCACTAACTGCTGCAGGTGTAATTGCTGGTTTATTTATTAAATCAGCGTAACTACCAGTAGTAGCTACTGTTGAAAGTGCTGGTTTATTAGTTAAATCATTGTAACTTCCGCCAAAACCACCCGCTAATATCCAACCACCAGGTCCGTAGGTATATAAATCGCCTGTTTCTGAATTTAACCAAAATGCACCATCAGTAGGACTTGCAGGAGCAGTACTACTGATTGTAGCACTACCCCCTAGACCTGTCCAAGTAGTACCATTCCAAGTTTCTATAAGTCCTAGGCTAGAGTTATGACGAACCATACCTGTGTTAGGAGACCCTGGGCGTTGCCCAGTAGTCCCCGAAGGTAAATCAAAGTACCCAGTACTAGAATTAGGCTTATCACTTATTGACTTTGCGTCGGTGATAGTACCATCTGTGCCAAGTGCATCGACTAAATTTGCTAAATTTACTGCTAGAGTCATAATTTCCCTTTATCTGTTAGCAAGTTTAAATGCTGGAGGTGTAAACGTACCCGTATAACGAGCAGCATCTTTGGTTATACGGAAGTCTTCTATGTAACCATGCCACAAATTACTTGTACCGTAGTATCCACCAACTGCTAAACTTGTATTAGGATAAGCAGTTGTATCTGCGATAGAACCTGCTGTACCTATACTTGTTTCTAGCACACCGTTAATATACAATTTAGTTACTCCACTTAACCGAACAAGTGCAACGTGTGACCATGCACCAACTGTTAACTTATTAGTGGATGTATTATAATAAGTTCCATTTGCATATATCTCTACTCCAGTAGTTGAAACAAATCCTATACCAAGAGTAGTAGATACTGAAGCTTGCAGTCCACCAGCAGTTGCAGATACTTGAAATATTCCGCGAGTTGTTCCACTTGAAAGTGGACATACCCACGCTTCTATAGTAAAATCTTTAGCACTACCAATGCCATATGAAGCATTTAGTGGAGTGTACATGTAATCACCAGTACCATCAAAATACATACTTGTTTGAGTATTGCGTTTAAACGGGTTAACTGAACGGACTACTACGTCACCAGTACGAGTAATTGCGAGGTTATTAACCGAGTTATCAATAAAACGGTTTGATTGGCAGGTTAATAGTTGAGTATTTGTAGTTGGTGTTGCTGGAACAGTGGGCACCGTTTGAGTAGCAACTCCAGTGCCTTTAACAACTTTAAAATTAGATATCCAACCATTAAAAGGGATATCTGTTATAGTTGTAAATCTGCAACCAAGTCGAATTGTTCCACTTACATAGTTATTTGCATCCGTATACGTTGAACCAATTTGTGTACCATCAACAAATAAACGAGTTAATCCAGATACTTTGCTTAGAGTTAGATAGTGCCAAGTATTTTTAGCTGTATCGGTACCAGTAATTACAGTGGAACTATTTACATAAACCGAATATGCACCAGAAGCATAGTAAACAGTAAGACCTGTAGCACTGCCTGTGCGAGTATCAAACAAATATCCAGATGTAGATATTGCGTTATACCAAAAACTATATTCCCAATCTCCGGTACCAAAAGCCAATGCAGTAGAACTTGGAGTATCAAGGTAATCACCAGTACCATCAAAGTAATTTGAATAGTAAGTAGTGTTATAAGCACTTTCAGTAATTAATCTAGCATCACCAACGGTTTCAGCAGGACGACTTGATGTAGCATCAACAATTGGTGCTTTGTCCATGTCCATTTGTAAAACTGTGTTTTTGTTTGCAACAGGTGGTTGAGTTGGAGGAGAGAACGCTTGAAGATAAAGTGCTTCGCCTTTTATAACACGAAGGTTTGAAATGTAACCCACAAAAGGATATGATCCATCTGTAGCACCTGCACCTATTGCTAGTCCATGATTATTAGTTACTAATGTAGGAACAGAAGTAAAGTTTTGGTCAAGTTTACCGTTTACATAAGAAGAAATTGTTGTACCATTTTTAACTACAGCAATATGTGTCCACCAACCAGGTGTTACTGGGGTTACGCCGTCAACTGCACTAGCATTATAACTCCAACTAGAACCATTGCTTGATCCAAGTATTAGTAATTTTTGATTTCTATAAGCAATAGTCACTGGTCCGTATATACCGGCACCTGTACGTTTACCAATAATATGGCCTTCAGTAGTTGCAGTAGGATTAACCCAACACTCAATAGTCCAACGATCTGAATTAAGATCTAGTGCGGGATTATGTGGAACAGTTAACCAATCACCAGTTCCGTCAAAAAATGCTGAACCAACTTTGGTTTGAGGAGTAAATTGAGTTCCAGTAGTTACAGTAAATCCAAATGGATTTGCTAGTGCAGGCATTGCATTACCAAAAGCCGTTATGGCATAAGCATTTTGAGAATTGTCTTTGAGGGTAGCGTCTTGACAAGTTAACAGTGTTGTGTTTGCTGTGCTTGTTAGTGGTATCGTCGGAACTGTTAGTCCTGCGCCAGTATATACCGCAGTATTATTAACCATGCGTAAATTACTAATATAGCCTAAAAACGGTGTGTTCCAAGGAGTATAAGCGTCACCAACCATAGTAGCAGTAGCTGTGTTATTAATTTGCCAAGTAGATCCTATTGGATTTGCGCTATTATAAGCAACGCCATTAATATAAAAAGTAACTACTCCACTTACACAACTAACAGCAATATGTGTCCATGTGTTTAAGGCAACTAAACCAGCACCAGAATTAATTGCAGGTGGTACATTATTTCCTGCAATATATCCGTTTATGGCTAGTTGTCCTGTAGCACTTATGCTAAGATGCCATCCAGTATAAGATGCGCCAATATTTAAACAACCACATATAATACGACTAGTAGCACTGTTTACATAAATCCAAGCTTCTATGCTACCACCACCACTACCACTTGGAGCCATAAGATTCCAACCAGGTGTGCTTGTTGATACTGCAGTACTTAAGTAATCGCCTGTACCGTCAAAGTAATTTGAATAACTAATAGGTAATTTTGGAGAGTCTGCAGTATTAAATTTACTAAACTTTTCTGCACGAAAATTATTAACACTAGCGTATTCATGAGTATACCTAACTCCTTTGTCATCAGCAAAGTTTGTAAACTTGTCGTCTTGAGCAGTTAGTATAACTGTACCTGCAATAGGTGTTAGAGGCTGAGTTGGCATTGTTAATGAAGCACCTGTATAAAGTGCAGTACCATTAACTAAACGCATATCACTGATATAACCATTAAAACCAGAAGGAGCTGCAGTACCGTTACCTCCACCAATTATACCATTTAAATTAGCTACAGCAGGATAGAAAACAAGTGTTCCGCTTGGACCACTGTTAGCGTCATATTGTACATAACTATGAACAATAGAATTAAGATTAGCATTTATGCCTTTTACACCATCCATATACATATGCCATTGATTGCTTGAATCGCGACACATAGCAAGATGATGCCAAGTATTTAGTGTTGGGTAACCAAAATTTGTGGCATATAGAAAGTTACTACCATATCCACTAGTACCTGTTCGTATAAAACAAAAACCAGGATTATAACTAGTACTAGCTCCATTTGTAGTGTCCAAAATGGCAATACCCCAATCGGTTGAATAAGCCCAACCATTTGGACTACCCATCATACAATGTCTGCCACCAGCAGTTAAATAAACCCAGCACTCAAAAGTAAACGCGCCCGGAAGATTTATGCTTCCGCTGTTAACATTACCTGTTTTTGAATATAAGCCATTAGGTAATAAATAACCACTACCGCCACCGCCATTAAAATACATGCTATGTCCACTACCGTACGGGCTAAATGAACTTTGTGAGACATTTCCTGAACGAGTAGCTAGCCATGCACCTGGTCCGTTATCAACGGCCATGCTGTTGTTTGTGGGTTGCCATGTTTGGCATGTTAATAATTGTGTGTTTGCGACAGCTGTTAGTGGTTGAGTTGGTACGTCAAAGTTAGCTGTATAAATACATGTACCATTTATTAATCTAAAATCGTTAACATAACCAGTCATTAAATAACTAGTACTTATACCTCCACCTATTGAAATATATGTTCCTGTAATACTACCTGCAACAGCTGTGGGTGTTGAAACTAAAACGCCATTTACATAAACACGTACACTGCCGCTTTGTCGCACAATGGCTGTATGAAACCACTGATTTAAAGGAGGCGTATATGTTGTAAAAATACTAGTACCAATAATATATAATGAAAGTACTTGACCGGTACCGGGGGATGATCTTGTTAGCAGAATTCCAGTAGTATATGTTGTTTTAAGCCCGCCTACTGTATCTGAAGTTTGAAAATATGCATTCTCACCGTTAAGTCCTGAATGTGCGGTCAAATAAGAGTAATATTCAACAGTAAAATCACTTGTGCCAATAGCAGGAATACCCGTAGTTAAATAATCTCCAGTACCATCAAAGTAGGTACTGCCTACAGTAGCTAATGCAACTGAGTTAGTTGTTTGTGTAAATGGACTGTGTGCCACAGGGCGTGCGTCGCCAAAACTTGTAACCACCGATGCGTTTGTGGAATTGTCACGCAGAGTAGAACTCTGGCAAAGTAGTAATTGAGTGTTTGTAACTGCTGTTAATGGTGTGGTTGATGGTGTAAAACTGGCAGTATAAGGTGTACTGCCAACTGTTAAGCGGACATTTGAAATATAACCATTAAAATAAGCAGCTCCTAACGCACGTGTGGGTGCATATCCTACCTCAAAGTTTCGGCTAGGAAATGTTGGACTAGCAGCTACTTGACTACTAACAGTACCGTTTAAACCATAGTACCAAGTAGCAGTTCCTGACGTAGTTACTCCGCGACCAACATAAAAATAGTTCCAAGTATTAGCAATGGGTGTGCCAATATTAACATTATTAAGTGGAAATGCTCCTGCATTGTCTTGTACAGTAAACTCTACTTTACCAGACTGTACAGCAAAAAATAAACTATTATTGCTATTAAAACCCAATGAAACAATATATTTACCTACAGATACGTCGGATGTATAAAACCAACCTTCTATGCCAAATTCTGCGGTGCCAATGGCGGCTGGTGTAGCACTTATATAATCGCCTGTACCATCAAAGTACGTGCTGTATCTAGTGTTTATGTTAGCAGTTGCAGGAACGCCAAATGGGTTGAAGGGTTGTACGGTTGGTGTACCTGTACGAGTAACTGCGTAATTGTTTATACCAGCATCAACAAAACGATTAGCTTGGCACGTTAATAGAGTTGTACCACTGATTGCGGCTAGTGGCGTTGTTGAAGGTGTAAAGTTAGCTGTGTAAACGGCAGTTCCGTTTACAATGCGTAAGTTACTTATATTACCATTAAATCCACCTGATGCGCCGGGATCGCGTCCAATATAAGTAGTTTCTGCAGCACCTACAGTTCCAGAATCTGTATAAGTTGCCGCATCAGCAACACCATTAATATAAATTTTAGCAACACCGGAACTACGCACTAATGCTACGTGTGTCCATGCGTTTAATGGAACAGTAAGAGATGTTGTTATTCTTACTGCTGCTGGTGTATAGTAAACAACTTGATTACTAGTATTAATCCATAATTCCCAAGTTTGTCCGATAATAACACCACTGTTTGGTAAACTTGTTAAGTAAACCCAACATTCTACTGTGAAATTAGCAGCCATTGCTTGGATTGTTGTTTGGATATAGTTTGTTTGTCCTGAGCTAAATTGATTGGAATAGTAACCAGCTTGATAAGGATTTTGTTTGCTAGGGCGAGTATCGCCTACTATGGTAACTAAATTATTGTTGTTACTAGCATCAGACACAAAATGATCTACACCACTTGTAGCAGTGCCTTGAAATAAAACTGTGGTTTGTGGCCAGTATAAATCGCCTTGTACGCTAATAGACCAAGTAAAATTAATTTGTGCAGTACGTGAGGTAGCAATTGTTGTACCAGTTAGTGTAGCACTGGTATTACCAATGGTAGTTGGCGTGCCTGTAAATATATCACCGGCAAGTGCCATGCCGGGAGGAGTATTAGTAGCTGAATAAGCTACGTTAGTGCCTGTGCCTGTGGCGGTTGTAACTGGAATCGTTGTTGCAACGCCTTGAAAAGCACTTAATGTACTACCTTGTGTTGGATTAGTCCATGTAATAATGTCAGGATTAATAGTTAGTGAAAATTGACGAATTCCGTCTTGTTGTTGACCGTCAGTTGCACGAACTGTAAATGTATAAGTAGTTGAAGCGGCAGTAGCAGAACTACTGCCGCTGATAATACCAGACGCACTGTTTAGTGTAATACCAGGAGGTAAAGTTCCGCTTTGTAAGTAGTAAGTAATAGCAGAATCACTAGTAGCAGTAGTAATAGCACTAACTGCTTGTGTTTCATACAAAGTACCCAAGGTACCGGCTGCTGTGGAGAATACAGGTAATGCAGAATACTGAATACCAGGAGCCGCAATAGCAGTACCACCATTAGTGTTTACTACATACAATATATAGCTACCAGCTGCAATAGCTGGTGCTGTGAATGTAAGCTGAGTTGTTGACACAACTGTTACAACACTTGCAGTTACTCCGTTAATGATAACCTGAGCGCCATTGGCAAAGTTATTACCTGTTAAGGTAATAGTTTGCCCGCCAGCTGGATCAGTTGCTGTATCGTCTCCTGGATAAGCAATACTAGCAATAGTAGGGGTTGAATCATATCCCCCCGATATTTTGGTATTACTTAATTGACCACTAGCATCTACGCCTTGTGCTAATTTAGCTAAATATTTTGCGATACTCATTGATATTCCTTAATTAGATGGCCACTTTGTTGAGGGCGGAGTAAAGTTGGCGGTATAGCGGGCATATCTGGTAATTCTTAAATCGTCAATATACCCAGTCATGTAAGTAGTGGATACATCAACACCAATATAAATGCCGTTTTGGCCCCAATTATTAGTATCTGCCCCGGAAGCACCTTCTACCCCATTTATAAAAATTTTAGTAACTCCGCTTGATCTACATACTGCAATATGCGCCCATGTATTTAATGGAACTGCAATTGAACTTGTTAGAACAGTACCAACACCATAGTTTTCATAAAGTAAGAAATTGGAAGCATTAAAATATATAATAGGTGCGTTTGTTGTTGCATAAGAAAGTAGTCTATTTGTTGTAGAACTATTATATGCCCACATTTCAATAGTAAAATTGCTAGTACCTAACGCGTGTTGGGCACTACTTGGAATTTTTAAAGAATCACCAGTACCATCAAAATACATACTTGTTTTAGTATTACGTTGAAATGGGTTAAATGAACGAACTGAAACATCACCATTACGTGTTAATGCAAAAGTACCAATTGAATTATCTTTAAAAGTATTTGATTGACAAGTTAATAACACTGTGTTTGTAATTGCTGTTAATGGAGCAGTTGGCACAGTATAGTTTGTAGTATATGCCAGTGACCCTTTTAAAATCCTGAAATTTGAAATATATCCGTGAAACTCAGAAGTATAAGTAGTAGAACCACAACCTCCTATTTGCGTAGGTTGCCAGTACGCTGTTTGTGAAGAAAAATCTTGTGCTGTAAATGTATTTAGTAATAGTCCATTTGCAAACAATTTAACAGTACTACTAGCTGCTGTGGTAGCATCAACGGTTACAGCAATATGATTCCACTGACCGTGAGTAATAGGAAATACGGTAGTTGTTACACCTGTTTGTGAACCACTGCTGATAGTCCATCCAAATATTAATTGAGTAGTTGCATTAGCCGTTTTATCAAAACCAATATACCAACGTCCATTTGCTGCAACTGCTGCATATGCTCCTGCAATCATTTGTGCATTTGCATTAAAGTTATGGTTTTGTGGAAATACCCAGCACTCAAAAGAAAGAATATTGCCTGCAAAACCTGTGCCCATTGCGGTACTTAGACCTGCGGGGGTAGAAAACGTATCACCACTACCATCAAAATAATTTGAATAATAACCGCCGTTATAGGCACTTTCGTTATTAATCTTAGTATCAGCAACAGTTTCTAGATTAACTGACTTGGTATAATCTACAAGAGCACCTTTGTCCATGTTGAGCAGGAGTGTGGTAGCTGTTGTAGCTGTTAGTGGTGCTTGTGGTGGTACGAAGTTTGAGGTGTATATTGCTGTGCCTTTAACTAATCTAACATCGCTTATATAACCTAAATAAGGAAGTATGTATGATCCTGAATTTAAAGCACCAATGTAAAAAGGTGAGGAAACTCCGGCAGACCAAGTAGTTGCTGCGCTGCCAGCTAATATACCATTTTTGTACAGTTTACTAGTCGTGCCGTCATGAGTAACAGCAACATGCGTCCATGTATTAATTGATATAGGAGTTGTGATTGTAGTGCCGCTAGTGTATGAGTACAAAATTAGATTTGCAGTACCCATTTCTATTCGCCAACCTTCAGGATATGTACCGGATGTCGATACTAGAGCTCGACCATCATTAAAACCACCACCGACTGCATATGCAGTAGGATACATCCAAAATTCTACAGTAAATGCAACTGTACTGGCAAATGAGATGTTTGTATTGGTAGGTATTGTTAACCAATCCCCAGTACCATCAAAATATGCTGAACTACCGTATAACGCAGGAGTATATGCTGAACCTTGTGTGTTTGTGTAACCAAATGGATTGAACGCACGAAGTCTTGGCTCGTTAACTGTGGTAATAGCAAATGCGTTTGTTGAGTTATCAACAAATGTAGTTGATTGGCAAGTTAATAATTGAGTATTTGCTATTGCTGTTAATGGGGTTATTGAAGGAGTAAATGTTGTTGTGTAAACTGCTGTTCCGTTAACTACACGTACATTTGAAATGTACCCCTGCATAGAATTTGAACCTCTTGAATATCCACTTGTACCAATTGTTGGAGCAAGTGCTCCATTTAAATAGCTATTAGTATCTGTTGCAGTTCCAGCTTGAGCACCATTTATAAATAATTTAGTAGTAGTTCCTGATCTTGAAACCGCTAAATGATTCCAAGTATTAAGTGTTATTGCTGTTCCAGTAATTGTTAAAGCATTAACATTCCAATTAACAATTCCTGCTGTATCGTAATAAAAAATTCCGTAAGCTCCACTTGTATTTCCGGGCCTACTGTCATAAAACACAACATTTGCTGAAAATGACGTTGCATATACCCACATTTCAACCGTAAAATTGTTACTACCAAAAGCAAAATTAGCTTGACCATTAAGTGCTAAATAATCACCACTATTGACGTTGGCCCATGACCCATCAAAATACCCACTATAAGTCTGTGGCGTTTGAATCGTTGCACCGTATGGTGAAAAGCGTTGTGTTTTTGTATCACCAACGTTTGACACAACATTATTCTTTGCACTATTATCAACAAATCCAGCTGATTGGCAAGTTAATAGTACTGTATTTGTAACAGGTGTTAATGGAGTGATTTGTGGAATAAAATTAGCTGTGTAAAGAGCAGTGCCGTTTACAATACGTAAATTTGAAATGTAACCGTTAACTGGACTATAAGTGTCGTTCCTTCTACCAATATACCCAGCTAAATTTTGACCAATTGTGCCTGATATAGTTGATGTTAACTGAACTACACCATTTATAAATAGTTTTTGCGTTGTACCGCTTCTTGAAGCTGCAACATGAATCCAATTATTTGTTGTAATAAGACCAGTTGCAGTTAATACATTAGCAAAATAGAAGCGACCATCAGATGCGTAACCAAACTGGTCAGCGGAACCCGAACCGCCAGTGCCAAATATTAATCCATCTGTTAACACAGTAACATAAATCCAAGCCTCAAGAGTGTAATCACCAGTAAATTGCCACTGTGTGCCCGCAGTTACAGTTATCCAATCTCCAGTACCATCAAAGTAAGTTGACCAATTAGCTCCATACGGTGCAAATGTGCCTTGAGTTGTATTACCAAAACGGGTAATTGGGTTGCTTGCTGAAGAATTATCAACAAATTGTGAATTATTTGGTGCTTGTGAAGTTTGGAAAAGTAATGCTTGAGTGCTATTAACTGCGGTTAGTGGCGCAGTAGGCGGTGCAAAAGGTGTAGTATAAATTGCAGTACCTTTAGTAATACGATAATTACTAATGTAACCTGTGCCGCCTTGACCGCCATCATAACCATTACCCATTATAAATGGTCTATTTCCTTGTGAAGGCATAGTTAAAGTATCTGCGTAAGTACTACCGCCCTGAACACCATTTACGTATATTCTGGTTTGGCTATTAGACTTAACTAAAGCTACGTGATTCCATTGTCGCAAAGGAGCAAGTCCTGTTGCAGACATAATAAGTGTTACATTACCTTGATATGTTATATAACTAACAGAAGCATCAGCATTTATATTAAACTGTATTCTGTTTGTAGGAGTTGCAAGTCCACCAGGACATGTGTCCATAATACAAAAACCAGTAGTAGTATAAATCCAAGCTTCAACAGTGTAATTGCCATTGCCAAAATTTACAACATTACCGTCTCCAGCAATATATGCTGCGTCTCCAGTACCGTCAAAGTAAGTGCTACCAACGCTATTTAAACTTATTGTACTAGTTGTTTGGGTAAATGGACTTTGTGCAACTAAACGGGCAGTACCAACATTAGTAATAGTAAGTGCGCTAGCTGAGTTGTCTTTAATCGTTGCGTCTTGGAAAGTTAATAAACTTGTACCCGCAATTGCTGTTAAGTTGGCGGTTGCAGGAGTAAAGTTACTGGTGTAAACAGCCGTGCCTTTAACAACACGAAAATTTGATAAATAACCATTAATATTATAACCAGTAGAAACATGCGTGTATCCACCAATTGTAGGCACATAACTTGTGTTTGAAAAATCAGTAGCGTTTGCGGTAGGTGTGCCACCAACACCGTTTAAGTATACAGTTACTGTACCACTTACACGGCAAACTGCGGCATGATTCCAAGTACCAGCCGTAAATAAATTTGAGCCACTAACTATCTCAGTACCACCGCCACTTCCTACTCCAGTAAAAGTTATTTTTCCGGTGAGTACCGAACCAGATGATTGAGGACCCATAACGAAATAATTTGTTCCACTTACTGTTTGTGAAAATATAATTCTTATAGAAGATCCCGTCATATCAGGTACAAAAAACCAACATTCTACTGTAAAATCTCCTGTACCGTACGCAAAAGCAGTACCTGCTGGAACTGTTAATCTTGAATCAGTTGCACTAGTAAGATAAGCGCTATACAGATTATTTGTAGTAGCGGTTGCAGGCACACCAAATGGGTTAAATTGTTGAATTGAAGGTGTACCTGCAGTTGTAATTGCAAAGTTATTAGGACCAGCATCCCTAAACTGATTTGATTGACAAGTTAATAAAGTAGTACCACTAATTGCTGTTAATGGAGTTGTTGAAGGCGTAAAGTTGGCGGTGTATACAGCTGTGCCTTTTACTATGCGAACATTTGATATACTACCTCCCCAATATGAGGAGGCTGCTTGACCAGTTTGAAATCCTATACATACTACTTTACCACCATCAGTAACAGTACTAGTTTGTGTTGCAGATGCAACATTAACACCATTCTGATATACAGTTAATGTTGTACCGGATCTAACACCCGCTACATGAGTCCATGTATTAATAGGAAAAGTTGTTGAAGCTGGGGTAATAGTTTGTATAGAAGATGTACCGTTACCACTACCTACAACAAATGTTATTTTATTAGAAGCAATAGCTATTGCATATGAGGGATAAGAACTACCACTAACACCATCTTTATTAACGATTTCAGCCGATGCGTTTGCACCTGACCAATATACCCAGGCTTCAATTGTAAAATCACCAGATGATAAATTTAATTGTGTGTTATGTGGTATAGTTAAATAATCACCAGAACCATTAAACTGATTTGAATAATACCCTGCTTGATAAGGATTAAAATTGCTAGTACGCGTATCTCCAATACGTACAAGCTGATTATTTAATATTAAATAATCACTAAGAGAGCTATCCGCAGTTGAAGTTCCTGACAACAATAAAGCAGTATTTTTCCAGTATAAGTCGCCACTAACAGTAACGCTCCAGTTAAAAGTAATTTGAGTACTTTTATTAGTGTTAGCAGTAGTTGCTGTTAATGTAGTTGAACTTGTGCCTACACTGGCAGCAGTTCCTGTAATTGTACTACCGCTTAGTGTAAGTCCTGCGGGTAAAGTGTTTGCGCTATAGCTTGATATAGCATTGCCTGCGCTACCTATAGCGCTTAAATTAATTGTATTATAAAGATTTGAGTAAGCAAGTACAGTACCACCGTTTGTGGGATTTGAAAAAGTTACTATTTCAGGATTAATTACAATACTAAACTGACGATCTGTATCTTGTAGTTCTGTGTCAGTTGCACGTACTGTAAATGTATAAGTTGTGGGACTAGCTGTAATTGCACTAGTTCCGGAAATTGTGCCGTTGGAGTTAAAAACAGCTCCAGGGGGTAGTGTTCCACTTAGTACGCTAAGGGTAACTGCGCTATTACTTGTAGCACTCAGTGATGCGCTAATTGCTGTTGTTTCTGTAATAGTAGCAACAGTACCTGCGGCCGTTGACCAAGCAGGTACTCCGCTATATGAAATACCGGGCACCGCAATTGCAGTGCTTCCATCAGCATTAACCATATACAACACATACGTACCCGCTGCCATAGCAGGGGTAGTAAATGTTATTGTACTTGCGCTAACAACTGATACAACTGGTGCAGCAACACCATTTATGAGTATTGTAGCATTTGCAGCAAAATTTGCACCAGTAATAGTGACGGTTCTACCACCACTAGTATCTGTAGCAGTATCATTATTATCTCCACCATAACTAATACTAGTAATAGTAGGAAAAGCTCCTCCAGAGGTAGTACCAGTACCACCTTTAGAAGTTGCTAATATACCTGAGCTATTAACGCCCTCAGATAATTTTGCTAAATAAGCTGCAATACTCATAGTATTCCTTAAGTAAATATATTAGGCTTGTGCCTCGCCCCAACGTAACAACACAGTTGCTGCGGCAGTGCCAACAACAGTTTTTACATTAATAGCCAAGATATCCGGCCCGTTTGGATATGCACCAACTCCGCCAAAAGGACTATTTGTAAGTTCTTTTAGTTCAGTAAGTTCAAGTCTTGCGTCAGAGTTTGGAGTTGCGGAAAACGCAAATACTTGTTCTCCTGGAACAGCAAATGTACCCGAGGTATAAGTAACTGCTGTCGCTACTTGTGCTAAACTAGGCTGTCCACCCACTGATTCAAAGTTTAGCGGTTGCCATGTTGCACTTGAAAAGTTTTTAGGATTTAAAACACCTTCAATAATAACAGATCCCTGAGTAGCACTAGCTGCGGCACCATAAATCTGAATGGCAACGGCATTTAACAATAGTTGTGAACGGTTTAACAAATCTTTTGCACCTAAATCACCTACAGCAGAACTACTAACACTTGGTGCTAGTCGAATCAAAAACGCTGTTGTCGTAGTAGTTCCAATTGCCATACCTGCGCGTTGATAGTTAAAGATATACCCACGGTCGTTGTCAAATAATCCATCACAGATTAATGCACTACCCCAGTGACTTAGTGTAGGACTAGCAGTATTTGATACAAGTATTATTCCTGTACTAGATAAATGTGTTGATGCTGTACCTGCGGTAAAAGAACGAGTAGATCCTTGAGCATACTGCGATAAGGTAGCTGCTCTAGTACATCCAGTAAATTGTGTTATACCACTTTTACCAGTATAACTTATAAGTTCGTTGTCAACATATAAGGTGCCTGCGGTTGGAAAGTATGTGTTGTCATTTACATTAAGTGTAGTACCGTTAGTATTAGGATCAGCAGTTAAAAAACATAAAGCAGGGCTGCCATCGTTATCAACACTATACCTAACAGGTAAGTTACCTGTACGCATATGTGCTTCAGTATTAACGTTATTATTTTTAATACGATGAGCAAATACCCAATTACCGTCACTACCACGTACCATATAATCAATAAACCCGGCACCGTACCAAGTATATTGAATACCCATCATATGCATTTTGCCTAAATCAATAACAAAACCACTAGGCCCTGTTCCGTCTAATTTATCAATATTAAATTGGCTTTGTGGAATACGTGTTTCTTGAACTAAACTAGCTTTAACTCCGCTAATATTACTTACACCGCGGAAATCAGGATTTACACTCATTGAAGTATCACTGGATACTTGTGTAACATAGTGCGTCATACCACGAATAACAATTTTATCGCCTATTTTAGTTTGTTGAGAAAATCGAGTATTAGTTCCAATAACTGTATTTGAATTTGAATTAATAGCAATAGTGCCAGTTAACTGTTGTGTGGCATTGCGTCTAACAACTGCTAAGATTGAACCTGAGTATTCCCAAAACATACCGTTTTGATCATCAAAAGTTCCTGCTCGAACAATAGCACCGTGCCAACTTGTTAATATAACTTTAGAATTAATTTCCATTACGCCTGTTAAAGCAGCAATAGAACTTGAACCAGAATTGTAAGTAAAAGTAAAATCGTCTATAACCGAAACAACTGTAAAAACACCGTTATAACCAGCAGTAGTTACACCAGTAATTGTTACAACTGCTCCAACTTGAAGCCCGTGATCTATTTCATCAGTTTTTACAGTAACTGTTTGATAGGTTCCTGTGCCTGTTGAACTAATACGTTGAATATCATAGCTAGGCTTAAACAATGTACCCGTTGACCACAACAAACCTTTACCAGATTGATATCGAAAATATTTCTTTGATACGCGAACTGTACTAGCACCAAAACTAGGGGTTTTACATTCAATTAAGACTCCACCGTCATAAGGTCTGTGCAATACTGCACTATTTGACATTGCATATACTGTAGGAACACCAGGAGTAACTATTGCACCGCTTCGGGCTGTAAATGTAATTGAAGTTAAACTAGGTACAGATTCAACTAAAAATTGACCTGTAGCATTAAGAGGATTAGTGCCTCCTGTTAACGATACGTAAATTGGTACACCAGGTACTAAACCGTGATTTGAATTAAAGTTAATAGTAATAACACTAGGATTAGCACCATTACTTGTTGCAGTATTAGTATTTAATGAAGCACCTGTATATAGTGCAGCACGTTTAACCAATGTAGTGTCTGTTAGTAAGTTTTGGCTAGCCGTAGTACCTACTAAACCATTAGCAAAATATCGAATACTTGTTGTAGTAGGAACGTCATAAACAATAAAATTACCTGTTGCGCGACTAAATCCTGCTATTGCTGCGCTTAATCCTGTAACGTTTACAGCTTGTCCAGTAGTAATACCATGAACTGCAGTGGTAGTTAATGTAATTAAACTGTTTGTAGCACTAGTAGTTGTATAATCAGTTGTAATGGTTCCAACTGTTAGGTCAATACCAGTAAACTCATAGATTGATGGATATCCTCGCATCAATCCATAGCCCGCCCATTTTGTAGGTTGTAATCCGTACTCAAAGTCAGCGTCAATCATTGACTGTGGAGTTGAAACACGCATACGCTCAATAGCGTCTGTGCCAAAAGCAAATGGGCGAATTGTTACGCCGTTTTGTGTTTCTTCAAAAAAGACCTGTAGTTTGTCACCAGTCATGCCTACACTACTAGCACCTAAGGTAATAGTAGTGTAGCCGTCAGCTCGCTGTGTTAATGTAGTACTTATTGCAGATATGTTGCCTGTACTAAAACTACAAGTAGTTCCAGCAAAGCTTGTGTCCGCAAAGTTATACAAGATAACGTTTTTTGTTATATTTGTAACTAGTAGTAATTGTTCTAATTGTATTCTACCTGGAACTACAATGGTGCCAGTACCTGCAGCTCCAGGAGTAAATACATATTGTCTTACTAGGGTTTTTGCCATATTTATTCTCTCTAATCTTATGTGCTCAATGCTACGCTCATTGCAATACTTATTGATTTAGAATAGTTTTGTATATTTGTTAGTGCAGCAGAGCCAACACTAGACACTATTCTAACAACATCACTTACTATACAAGCATTAGTTAATGTAACAATGTAGCCATCTGTAGCAGTGTAAGCACTAGTACGTAGTAGACTACCATTAAGATACACCAAGACTGATCCTGGGACATATCCATTGGATACACCAAATGCAGTTTGACCCTGGGTTGCTATATATTCTTGTACGGCCGACATAGGTCCTGTTGGTCCTGTTGGTCCTGTACTTCCTGCTGATCCGCTAGTACCTGTAGGTCCTGTTGGTCCGTCACCTTTCATTTCCCTTACAACAATTTCTTGATTAGAACCTGGGGCAATTGCAAAAGCTAAAGTTGTACCGCTTACAGAGTAATCTGCTACAGGTTTTAATACAATACCGTTAGCAATAACTAATACGCTGTCAGTAGTATAACCACTGTCTATTGTAAAGTTAGTGGTGCTACCATTACCCGTAAAGTTTAGTGTAGTTATAACAAATGGGTAACCTACTGCACCTGATGGGCCTGAAGGTCCTGTAATACCTTGTGGTCCTGTTGGTCCACCAAATGCTCCAGTAGGTCCTGTGGGTCCGTCACCGCGCATCATTCTGATAATTACTTCTTGTCCAGCGTCTGGAGCAGTAGTAAATGTTAATGTAGTTCCACTTACAGAATAATCTTCAGTAGGGGTTAATACTGCACCGTTAGCAATAATTAACAAACTTGCAGTCGTGTAGTCAGCAGGAATTGTAACTGTAGTAGTTGTACCATTTCCAGTAAAAGTTTGCGTCTGTACAGTAAATGCTAAACCAATCCCAGTGTTACCTATAGGACCTGTAGGACCTGTTGGACCAGCTACTGTTGAAACAGGTCCTGTTGGACCACCAAATGCACCTGTTGGTCCTTGAACTCCTGTTGGTCCTGTTGGACCATCCCCGCGCATTTGCCTAACAGAAATTTGTTGAGCAGTTTTTGGTGCTACCGCAAAGGTCAGTGTAGTTCCTGAAACTGTATAATCAGAAGTAGGAGTTAAAGTTACGCCGTTAACTATAACTAATACACTGTCTGTGTTATATCCAGCGTCTATAGTAAACGCTGTTGTAGTATTGTTACCAGTAAAAGTTTTTGTTACTACTTCAAATGCTAAACCAATTCCTGTGTTACCTGCTGCACCTGTTGGACCTGTTGGACCTCCAAAAGCACCTTGTGGACCTGTTGGACCTGTAGCACCATCTAAGCCTATTACTCCGTTAGTTCCTGCTGAACCTGTGGGACCTGTTGGACCTCCTGCTGGTCCTTGAGCACCTGTTGGACCTGTAGCACCGTCTAATCCAATAGTTCCTGCTGAACCTGTGGGACCAGCAATACCTGGTACACCTGTTGGTCCCGCTACTGTTGATGCAGCACCTGTGGGACCTGTGGGACCTGTGGGACCTGTAGAGCCTGTGGGTCCTGTAGCACCATCCCCTAATAATTCTCTGACAACGATATCTTGATTTGCGCCAGGTGCTGTTATAAAAGCTAAAGTTGTACCAGTTAGTGTATAATCACTAACTGGTTTTAACATTACACCGCTAATAGTTACTAATATACTGTCTGTAGTATATCCACTATTAATTGTAAAATTAGTTGTTGTACCATTACCAGTAAAACTTTGTGTAGTAACAGTAAAAGGTAATCCAATACCACTTTGACCGGTTGGACCTGTTGGACCTGTTTCTCCATTTACACCTATTGTTCCGTTAGTACCTTGTGGGCCTGTAGGTCCAGCTACTGTTGATACAGCACCTGTTGGACCTGTAGCACCTGTTGGACCTGTAGCACCTGTAGCACCTGCTAAATCAACAATATTAATTGTACCAATCATTCCAGAGTGGATCACACATTGATAATATATTACTGAAGGAGCGTCTAATGGGACTTTGTATGTTACAATAGTTGAAGTTGTTCCATTACCATAAACACCACTACTGGGATTATTTCCAGTAGTTCCTGGTACTGCTGAAGTATCTCCGCTAGCTAATCTTAGTGCTAAAGGATGACTACTAGTTATATTAGTTAAATTAAAATAATATAACTGTCCTCTGACTACAGTTAGTGTTGGATATGTAGAATCTGCTAATCCAGTAACGGAATAGTTAAATCCTACATTATCAAAAACAAAATCTGTGCCACTAGTAATACCTTGAGCACCTGTAACGCCTTGAATACCTTGAGTGCCTTGAACACCTTGAACACCCTGAATACCTTGAATACCTTGAGAACCTGTTGGACCTTGAGCACCAGTATCGCCTACATTACCTTGACTACCTGTTGGGCCTGCAACACCTTGAATACCTGTTGGGCCTGCAACACCTTGAATACCTTGAGATCCTGTTGGACCTGTATCACCTGTTAAACCAGTTGAACCTGTAGGACCAGCTACTGTTGATGCAGCACCTTGAGATCCTGTTGGTCCTGTAGCACCTTGAATACCTTGAGCACCGCTTAAATCGCTAGTATAAGTATAAGTACTGCCGTTCCAGAGATATAATCTAGAGTTCTCAGCATTTTCTACATTTCCAGTGTCGATTAAAGCAAATTGTCCTGCTATAATTCCTGTGGGAGCTGTATCGGCTGTTAATGCAGCAACGCTTAAATAAGTTTTAGCTATTGCAAAGCCAAGACCTGTAGCACCTGTTGGGCCTGTTGGGCCTACAGAACCTGCACCTTGTGGACCTGTTGGGCCGACTATTGTGGAGTCAGCTCCTGTTGGACCTTGAGCACCTGTAGGTCCTGCTACTACAGAGTCAGCTCCTGTGGAACCTGTTGGTCCTTGAAGCCCTGTAGAGCCTGTTGGGCCCATAACGCCTTGAATACCTTGTATACCTTGTATACCTTGTATACCTTGTGAGCCTGTAGGTCCTGCTACTATAGAGTCAGCTCCTGTGGAACCTGTTGGTCCAGTAGGTCCCGTAGGTCCCGTAGGTCCCGTAGGTCCAATATTGCCTGTGCGAGTTAGATCAACAGTGAGTTCATCTAGATTACTGGGCAGTATTCCTGAAACATATGCCACTGTGAACTGTAACCAACTGCTGTTGTCTGTGACTGCTGTCAGTTCAAAGATTGCATGAGTAGCACTGGCGTTGCTGTTGCTTCTAAAAATTAAATATCCCTTGACTACAGGAGTGCCGTCATCCCAAGTCAACATGTATGAACTGAGATCAGCAGCATCATATGTGATGTCACTGATTGCAATGGCAGTAACGCTGGCTACAGCAGCATTGTTAAATCGTACAATTCCTGATCCAGGATCAGCCATTGCTGTTGTTGTGCTGAAAGTATATTTTAAACCTGCTTTGTTACCTTGTGGTCCCGTAGGTCCTGTAGGTCCTTGAATACCTTGATCGCCTGTGGGACCCATTTGTCCTTCAATACCAGGAGCACCAGGTTGACCTACGTCGCCTGTGGCACCTGTAGGACCTGTGGGTCCTGTCTCGCCTTGAACGCCTTGACCGCCTGTCTCGCCTTGAACGCCTTGAACGCCTTGACCGCCTGGAACAGTTGAACCTGGACCTGCTGGTCCTATTGCTCCTGTTGGTCCTGTTGGTCCTGTTTCGCCATAACCAATGCTTGTACCAGCAACTACTAGTTGACCGCCAATAGCACTAATAGGTGTTCCGCCTAAGTCAATAGTATTTCCAGAAAAGTATCCAGTTTTCCAACGTTTTGTAGGAGAGCCTAAATCATAAACTTGATCTAATGTTGGTACTAATGCTGAACCTATTCCGTCAAAACTTACTGCGGGTCCTGCTGGTCCTTCTAAACCTGCAGTAACCAAGTGTCCGGTCATTTCTCGGATAATAATTTTTAGACTTGCAGGAGGAGCAGTTGTAAATACTACGCTATTACCACTTACATAATAATCATTATTAGTAGTACCAACTTTTGCTTCTTGTAAAATACCGCCTACGTGTACTAAAATACTTTCTGTCGTTAAACCTGAGCTAATTGTAAATGCAACCGTAGTGCCATCAGCCAAAAAAGTTTTAGTATTTGCTTGAAACGCTGTTCCGCCAGGGGCTTGGTTAGTCCATTTTTGAGTGCCTTCGTCCCAGAACAATCCTTGTCCACCAATAGGAGAAGTTACTTGAACGTTACCTAAGTCGTTAACATTTGTAGTTTTATTCACCCACTTTGAAGTAGCAGTGTCATATACTAATAATTGTTTATTGGTTGGAGTAGTAACAGATACATCAGTTAAAGCTGTAATAGCTGTTACAGGAGTTTTATTAATCCATTTACTAGTAGAAGAATCCCAAGACAATGTTTGATTGTTTAGAACACTCGTAATTGTTACATTACCTAAATCATTAACACTAGTAGTTTTGTTAATCCACTTAGCAGAAGAAGTATCATATACTAATGCTTGTTTATCAGCAACACTAGTAATTGTTACATCACTTAACCCTGTAACGGCTGTAACAGGAGTCTTATTAATCCATTTACTAGTAGAAGAATCCCAGGATAATGTTTGGTTATTTGCAACACTGGTAATCGTTACATTACCTAAATCATTAACGCTAGTAGTTTTATTAACCCATTTACCGGAAACGTTATCATATACTAATCCTTGCTTATCAGCAACACTAGTAATTGTTACATCGGTTAAAGCACTAAGTGCAGTGGTAGAAGTAGTTGGAGTCTTATTAATCCATTTTTCTGTTGCAGAGTCCCAAGCTAGTACTTGATTGTTAGCAACACTGGTAATTGTTACATTACCTAAGTCTTCGACCTTGGTATCTGCTAAGTTTTTAAAATATTTTACTTGACTATTAGATGCTTTAAAGTATATTCTTCCATCAGCTGTATTAATGGCTAATTCTCCGGGCTGGAGATTACCAGCCAGTGGAACTCCCCCAGCTGTAGATGAATTTTTAATCTTAATTGTTGCCATATTCAGCCCTAAAAGAATTAGGGAAACTTATAAAAGTTTCCCTATTATTAATACGTTCCGCCGTCTACAGTAGCTAGAGTAACAAAACCTGTAGCCGCATTTACTCCAAAAGTTTCAACATCAAAAAATGCCAAACCTTTTGTAGTTGTTGAAGCATTAGGAATAGTTTGATTACTTACTGCAGTAATCAAACCTTTACCATTAACTGTAATTTGTGGAATAGTTAGTGTAGTACCAAAACTACCTGTATTAGTATTTACAGTTGCCAATGTAAGTGTAGGTTGTCTAGCTGTAGAGCCGTCAACAGTAAATATTGGGGCAGTAACGTCGCCAACAAAACTTATGTTAATTGGGGCAGCCCACTTAGTAGCAGTATCAGCATTGCCGTAAAGACTACCGTAAACTCCAAGTGCTGCATTAAATTTCTTATTTACGTTCCAGCTATCGTCGGCTGAACCATATGTAATTTCAGCTGGAAGAGTTGGGCCGATAACTGTAATACCACCACCATTTGCTTGAGCGGCATCTTGTGCGCTGTTGGCTAATGTAATATTTTTATCGCCAATTGAAACAATAGTAGAATTTACAGTAGTAGTAACACCTTCAACTGTTAAGTTACCTGTAATAACAGCATTACCATTTACAATAATATCCGCAACACTAGCATTTCCAGAAGTAAGTGCTCCTACAATACTAATTGTTCCTGCTGCAACATTACCTGTAACTGCTAGAGCACCTAGTGACCCACTACCCGCCATAGCAACAGTAATTGTATTAGTTGTATCATCAATACTTGTAGTAACACCACCGCTACCAATAATACGTAAACTGTCACTTAATAAGTTTAATGTTCCTACTGTACCAGCAGCATCACCACGAAAGCTTAGTGTAGTCGCAACATTTGCAGTAGTAATACCTGTTACTAAACCTTTTGCATTTACAGTAACTACTGGGATTGCTGTGGCTGATCCAAATGCACCAGGAACTTTACCAGTAGTACCATCTAGTACTGTTGCTAAAGTAAGTACTGGGGTTAGATTTGTGGAACCGTCAATAGTAAATGTTGGAGTACTAGCATCGCCGCTAAATGTTGCGTTAATTGTTGAGGCCCATTTTGTAGCTGTGTCTGCGTTTCCAACAACAGCTCCTGTATGAGTACCAGCACTGTTGCCGGTTAGATTACCTGTTACGTTACCAGTCACATTACCAGTGTGAATACCTGCACTATTACCAGTTAAATCACCAGTTACATTACCAGTTACATTACCAGTTACATTACCAGTTACATTACCAATAACAGCCCCTGTATGAGTTCCAGCACTATTGCCAGTTAAATTACCTGTTACGTTACCTGTTACATTACCAGTTACGTTACCAGTAATACCACCACTAACACTACCATAAAATATTGAATCAGTACCGTCTGTGCCAGCTTCTAGAACTTTATAAGTGCCGTTAGCTGCGTATACATCGCCAGTAACATTACCTGTTAAATTACCAGTTACATTACCAGTTACATTACCAGTTACATTACCAGTTACATTACCAGTTACATTACCTGTATGAATACCTGCACTATTACCTATTAAGTTACCTGTAACATTGCCAGTAATATTAAGAAATGCAGTATTAGTTCCATCTCGCTTTACAAGAGTACCAAATGTACCTACACTAGTAGCAGCATCAATAATATCTGTAAAATATTTACCACCAATTGCAATCGGGGCCGCAGCTGCCGACAGTAAATCACTATTAGCGCCCATGCCGCCAACAAATAACCTACCACCTTGATTTGCATCAGTACCAGTACCAAATGTATACGCCAGTTCGCCAGTATTTAATAGTGCTGGTGCAATGGAAGTACTACTTCTTTTAATCTTTATCGTTGATTTATCAGCCATTTTCTCTTCCTTTAAAAGAATCCGCCTTCCATCGTCTGCTGTTCAAGCAGCTTCGATGAAGTCCATTTACTTGTTCCAGAGTTATATACCAGTAAGCTGCCTGTAGCTAAAGTAGTAGTATCAACATCTGATAGCCCTTTGATAGTAGTTTGTGTTGGGCCTATCATGCCCCCAACTACCACTCGTGTTTCACTTTGTGACGAAACAACTGTTGGCTCCGTCTTTTCAATAATAACCGCATTATTAATTTCGGTTATAATTATTTCGGTTGTCATCTTGTGACCTCCTTAATCAAGCTAATACTACCGTTCAGGAACTGAAAAACATTGCTTTGAGCATCTGTTAATTCCATTGAGTACACCGCTGAGTCAAAATTAAATGTAGCGGTTAGAGCTGCAGTTAAATTAATTGATATAACAGAATTTACTGGTTCAATAATAATACGACTATTAGCAGTCGTTAATTCAGCAATAACTGTTGTTGACTCTAGGGTTTCGCGTATTTGCATTTGCGCAGTATATCCTGTTAGTGGTACAGGCATATTCCATGAAAGAATACCCCCACCAGTATACGCTGCGTAGGCAGCTGAATTTACTTGGTTTAAAGTTAATGTGTTACTAGTTTTGCTAGTTACTAAATAATAAGCGTCATCTGCAACAGTATTAATATCTCTCATACCTAAAGCACCAGCTATTCTAATTCTCCAATTAATAGGCACAGTATGTGCGCTAGTAGTTGTAATCACACAAGGTGCTGCTTGAGTAATTGCTGAAATCGGTGCGTATTGCTTAGTTTCTGACTCCCAACGAAGAGTTTCGGTAAAAGTACTACCTTGATAAATTCTATAATTAATTCGTGCTGGTTCCATTATCTTACCCTAATTTCTTTGCAGCCGATATCGTAGCCGATACTCGGAATTTATTAACTTCTTGTGTTAGTGCAACAACTTCGGTTTGTAGTTGCTGATTTTCAATGCATAACTGTGCTAGTTGTGCATTTAGTAAAATCATCTCTTGCTGTAAGCGATTTAATTCGGTTGCTAGTAAGCCGTTTTGTTCACTCATGCGTTCTAGCTCTGTATGCATTAAAGTAATTACGCTAGTTTCAGCATTAGTACTTTTCCAGTCTTTTAACAATTTCTGTATTCCAACTGAGAAAGCAACAACTGCTAACGCAACTAGTGAAATTGTCTGAATAAAACTGTGGTCATTAATCTCCACCATAATCAGATCTCCTTATTAGCAGGTGTTTAATATTTAATTATAATCTAAACGGGAAGTCTGCCTTTTAGATTGGGATAAAAGCTTGTCAAGAAAAAATATTGGAATGTTCTGACATTTTGGTATATTATACCACAAGGGCGCGGACTTGTCAATGCAAAAAAATACCCTGCCCAAAGATTGGACAGGGTATAGTTTTTAACCACAAAGATAAGTACAAGCAATCATTTTAACTTCTGTAGGAGAACTGAATGTAACGCTTTCACGAGCTTTAGCAACGGTATAAGATCTAATAAGATCATCGTCTTGTTTCATACCTTTACCAGGAATAGAACTAGTAGTAACTAAGTCTCCTGCTTCAATGTTTCCATTTTCTCCACATACATTTACTTGACCTTCGCCTAGTGAATTAATTAAAACAAATTCTTCTGTGTTTTGCAACACATAAGATTCTGATGGGCCTACGGTATTTGTTGTCATTCCTACAGCAATATCTTGTTCCATAGTTGAAGGAGGTGTTATAGTATGTGCAGGAGAAAGAGTTTCTTTTGGGTCTAGTCCTACGTATACTCCAATAACAGTTTTTTGTCTTGGCATAGTAGACAAACTTTGTTTTAACAAAGTAGCACTAACAGTGTCTCTTGTTAATAGTACTGTATCTACTACTATATCTCCTACTTGTATTGCAGCAGGATTTTCCATAACTCCGGTATGTTGTCCTGTAAAAGGTGCAAAACCATCGTAGGAATATACCCCGCCTAAACCTTGAGGACACTCTAAGGCATAATTTGGAGTACACAAATAAGCTGACTTATCGTTAGCCCCAGTAGTTGTAAATTTAGCAAATACTGCAGCATAGTTTTGATCCGGTCTCACTTCCTCTGAAGGGCTTAATAGTGTTTGATATTTTACTTGCGTATTGCTGTTAGCATACCAAGAAGTAGCTATCATTCCGTACTGTGTATTAGCCCCTGTAAAATCAGTATTTAGAGCTCCTAAATTATTAGTAGTATTATTATAACTGGCTGGCTTTAAAGATTTAGCGTAAATACCTGAAGCAGACTGCCCTAAAGCACCGAGTGTTTTAATATTAACAACGTTAATATTAAAGGCACTATAACCAAGAACACCAAACCCATCAGGAGAACTAGAGCCTCCTCCTATGCCATGAGCATATCCAGTAGTCCCATAGTTATAACCTACCAAAGCCCACTTGTCTGCTCCATTTGCTGTAAATACTGCGGTTGTTGGAAAAACCAAGAAAGTTTGATCTCCTAGACTAAAAGTTCCCGCAGTTGCCGCAGTTGCCGCAGTTGTACCATTAGTAATCCTATTAGCACTTAGTGTATTAGCAATAATACGATCACCGCTAATTGAGTTTTGTACAACTAGTGAGCCAGTAATATATGATGATTGTAATGCCCAAGTTGCATTAAAACCGTTAGAAGTTGCGCGATATGCTGTTGAATTATTGCCAGCATTATAACTAATAGTAGCAATATCTCCTGTAACTGCGTAGCGTTTGTTTCCTAAAGCTGCGTAAACTTCGGGTCCGGTTGGAACGCCAGAATCGTTAGTAACGCGTGTAATTATAAAGCTAGAAGCACCGTTTTCACCGTTTACTCCGTCGTCTCCGTCTATACCATTAGTACCAGGATTTCCGTTAGTACCATTAGTACCATTAGTACCATTTGTACCATTAATACTAGTAGCACGTATAGTGTAAGTAGTATTAGTCCAATCTAAAGTACTTGAGGTTGTTGTAGCTGCTACAGTTAAGGGTACTGTGATTTCATAAAGCTTATACCCTGGGGTGGTATTATTAGGAGCTATAGTATCCCACCCACTAGGGGCTGCGTAATACCCGTTAGACCATGCATACGTAGAAGTAGTGGTAGGTCTTGCAGGAGTATTTATAGCCCACTGATAAATAGTAGGGTAGGCACTCATTATTCCATTAGCACCTGCTTGTCCTGCGGTACCTTGCTCTGTAACACTAATATATCTAGTAAAACTTACAGTACTGGCTTGATTAGATCCACCTACTGTTAGTACGACAGTAATACCGGCACTACTACTAGTTGGCGTAATAACTATTGAACTGCCATTACCTGTGGCCGGAGTTGCGCCAGTAACAGACCAAGCATACGTTGGAGCAGTAATATTTTGTGTTATAGCCGTTAAAGTAACATTAGTGGGAGTAAATGCCCCACCACTATTTTTATAAAAACTACCTGTTCCACTAATATCTACAAAAGGTCCTGCTGCTCCATTATTGCCATTAGTTCCATCAACACCAGGCTTAATACCAATCATAGACATTACATCTGAAGCTAGTATTGTGCCTGTGTTAGCACCTTCTCGGATTTTTACAGAGATCTGCTGAGGCATAGAGGTATATGCAGCAGCAGGAGTATATGTATAAGTATTAGCCGTAGTATTTTGTACAGATGTAGTACCTACAAGAAATTCATAGTATACACTTCCAGTAGTATTTTGTGCAGTAGCAGTTACTACTGAACTGCTGGGTGAAGGAGTTATTCCTGCACTATTATATGCAAAAGCTTGTGCCGTCATTGATAAATCAACTGAGCGAGCTGCAATTCCTGTAGGCCCAGCTTTAGACTTAGCAATACTATACTCTTTAGTTATTGTTACTGTACCGTATGTTGCAGTTAGGGTAGCTGTGCCAGTATCTGCGCTCATAGCAGATATGCTATAAACACCTGTTTGAAGTATTGAAACTGATACTCCTGACTGATTAGTTACACTATAAGTTATTCCAGAACCTGTTTTTTCAACAATACCGTCAAATACTTTAAAAGTACCTCCAGTACCAGTAAAGCTACTAACAGTACCTGCATTATCTGCAGTAACTACACTAGCTTCATTAGTTAAGAAACCACTAACTGCATTAGTACCATTAGTACCATTTGTACCATTTGTACCATTTGTACCATCTGTACCATTTGTACCATTTTTAGATTTATTTAGTGTAAATACTTTATCTAAAGTAGTAGTTCCGATTGTAGCCCTATATGTTGCGGTTCCAGCATCCGCACTAATTCCTGTAATTGATATAATACCTGTAGTACTAACAATAGTACTAGTCATACCTGTTTCTGACACTTTTGACCACGTAACACCATCAGCATTTGTTAACGGAGTAGTGCCTCTAACAACTACTAATTGGCTGCTAAGAGGAAATTGTCCTGCTATAGGTGTGCCAGCAGTATCACAAGTAATAGTTTGATTTTCATTAACCAAACCAGCGTTTAAACTGTCGTCACCTTCTTTTAATGCATAAACAGTAATTTGATCTGCTACAGTTCTGCTATTACCTGTAGCTTCCAGTCTTACTAATTTAGTACCGCTAGAAAAACTAGGCAAAGTAAATGTAGCATTAGTTTGACCAGTTTGTGTAGTAAAAGTGGTACCGTTATCAGTAGATACTTTCCATACATATGCAGGACTAGCACCTAAATTAAACGGAGAACCTGTAAAAGTTATTATACTAGGAGATATTACACCCGTATTTTTAGCTGCCGCAAATACTTGACCTGTTGCGGTAAGAACTATATTAGATCCAGGATTACCATCTACTGATTTATTTAAACTTAAAGTTTTTGTTTGAGTTACCCCGTTAACAGTTGCATTAAATACTGCTTCTGCAAAAGCATTGCTCAAACTATTAATAGTAACTAATCCTGTAGCATCAATGCTAAAGGATCCTGCGTCGCCGCCAGTATAACTTATTTTTGCAAATGTTGCTTGGGGATTAGTTGTGTTATCTAATAATCTTTCGCCTAATGCAGCATATAATTTAGAAGTAAAGGGGAATTGTCCTGCTATTGGTGTACCGCTACTATCACAACTAATTGTCTGATTTTCATTAGACAAACCAACTGTAAAAGCATCATCTCCTTCTTTTATACTATAAACTGAAAAAGTATCAAATGAACTGTAAACATCTTCTGTGGCAGTAGCGGTAATAGTTTTTCTAGAACCTGCTGCAAAACTGTTAAGTACAAAAGTGTTACCACTGGCTGTACCAATAGCCGCACTTGGTGCTATTCCGTCAACTAACCAAGTATAGGTTGGACTAATAAAATTACTTTGTGTAGCAGTAAGTACTATTGTTGAGGGACTTACTGTACTACTATTTTTAGCAGTAATAAACGCTTGTGCAGTTGCAGTTAAATCTACTGATCTAGCGGTAGCTCCGTCTACCCCTTGTTTTGCTTTGGCAAAACTTTGCGTAGTGACTACATCTACAGTTACACCTGTAGTAGTAATTATTCTTATAGTATAGTCAATAGTTGCTACATCTGCAGTCATTGCAGCATGTGTATCATAATAAATATAGTTTGACCCAATTTGTGGTGTAGTATCTGCAGTAATACCTAAAGAATTTACTGATACTACACGCCAAGTTCCGTTTGAGTATGGACTAACATTGTCAACTGGTAAATATGCTGAACCTTCTAAAACTTTAAGAATAGTTCCGCTACCAGTATAACTAGCATTTACTGTTGTTCCGGCAGTAGTTGCTGGTATAGTATGGGATTCATTGCTAGAAACTGCTGTAACTTGCTCAGTACCGTCATTGGTTCTAAAAATACTCATTGTATCTGAGGTAGTTCCAAGTGTAGCAGTAATTCTAGCATTTCCTATGGTTACACCTTTTGCATCAAAATTTGCAGGTGTAATAGTAATAATGTTATTATTTTGAGTGAAAGCAACAACACCTAACGACACTCCTGCTCGAGTAAACCCAGTTACTGTAAATGTAGGGGTGCCGGTAAGGTTTGTTAAATTAGCAGTTACAATTATAGATGAGCTTACTGAGGCTGTAGAATATTGATCTTTGTAAGCAAATTGATTAGCAGTAGCTGTTAAGTTAAGTATAGGCGCAGTTTGGCCTGCCTGTGCTTTGTAGACATTCCATACTGCTTCTAACGTTATTCCGCCGTAAGTAGCAGTAAAAGTAACATTACCTGATGTTGCGGAAAGACCAGTACAAGAGTAAACTCCTGTACTGGCGTTAATAACTACTCCAGTAAGATTAGTAGTACTACTTGCTTTAATAGCATAAACAGGGCCTGTAGTAGTTACGTCTTCTATGCCACTATATACTTTAAAAGTCCCAGTAGCTTGTGTAAAGTCTCCTCCAGTACCGTCTGTAGCTGTTGCAATAGGTACTGGATCATTTGTTAGGTACCCATAAACAGTTGTGCTATCAGCAAGAACTACTGCACTTAACTCAGAAGATATTGTGTATACCGCTGGATCGATAGCACTAATAAAAGCATACCTTACATAATACCTAGTTGCTGGAGTTAGTCCCGTAATAGGTACTGATAATCCTACTCCATCAAAAATTAAAGTACCTTGATTATTTGCTGGGTTAAATCCAGTTGTAGTAGAGTACCATACTTTAACAGACGATAGGTCGTCTCTAATATCTGTTGTTCTAACTGTATCGTATGGAGTAGTTAATACTAAATTTAGAGATTTTACGCCTGCGTATAAATTTGCCGCCATGCTTATCCTTTATGTAATAGTTTTAACAACTATTGTTCCAAGAGTACTTGCAGTACTGTAATTATTTGTTCTGTCTACAGTTCTACAGGCTACTCTATATGTAACACCTGCTGCTGAAATTCTTGGCGCAGATTGATCTCGTAGATCAAATCGAGCGTCGCCAGTACTACGAATAATTTTAATATTATTTACGGTAGTATCTAGTTCCCAAAAATCTGAAGAACCTGTGTCTTTGTATAGTCTATACTCGTAAGTTAAAAAGTCTTTCTCTTGCGTAACTACAGAAGGCTTTGCCACAATAAATGTATGATCTAAATCCATAGTCAGTGCTGGTGCTACTGATGCACTGATATTTTTACCATCATTTAAGAAAGTAAGAGTATCAGACCAAGGGCCTGCAATACTGTCTGTTGAATCTAAATATCTGGCTCTTATTTTATATACTACGTCAGAAGTTAGTCCAGTAAATGTAAATCCGCTAGTTTCTTTATTTGTAATATACACAGTATTAGGGCTAGTATCATTAAATAATATTTCGCTTCTAACTATATCAAATTGTACCTTTGTTGCTACACCAGGTAAATTTGGTGGATTTGAAAAAGAAGCAATAGCAATATTCTGATAGTTGCCTATAGAAATTTGTTCTGCTAATGGGCTAGTACTATTAACACTAGTTATAATTGGAGGTAATGTAATAGAATTTTTTACCAAATCTGTATTAACACTAGTAATATTAGCATTAAACACTAGTAACCCGCTTAAATCGTCTGTATATATCTGTGAAGAATAATCTGCTAACGTTAATTTTGCACTATAGTTATTACTAGGTTCTACGACTATAACAATACATTCTTGTGTTGTTTTATTTAGTTCGCCTAACATAAATAAATTATCTACTTCAACAATGTCGCTGCCAGTAATTGCAGATGTTAACGTAATACTGTCTGTATATCCAGTAGTAGTAATAACAGCTAGAGTTTTTGTCACGCTGCCAGCACCAGAACTATTTAAATTATTTGTTCTAAATAGTATAGTATAAGTTTTTCCAACTTCTAGGTATGCTGCTTCTGTGAGAGTAATTGTTGTTCCGTTTACAGATTTAACTCTGCCAGTACCAGTGCCCCAACGAGGAACATCGTGAGTAATTTTTACCAAATCTCCACGAGTACAAACCAACTGTTCAAAATCAACATTTAAACTATAAGTTTCTGGACGTAATTTAATTTGAGCAAAATGCCATCTAGCTAATCGCGTAGCTTGATCTGCATTTGTTACTCCTGGCAAAGAAAGTTGTTCAAATAATTCTGCTGCTTTTTTACCACTAACAGCTGTTGCAGCATATCCATAATTATATATAATTAGTTCATTGGCTTGATAAGCTAGCGATTCATCAGGAATAGTAACTCTAAATGCATGCGGTAATATAGGAAGGTTTTTTGTAGACTCAAAACCCCAGCTGTTATGTGGTGTAAAGTGTTGAGTTGTGTAAGCTCTTGGCTGATCTATTACAACGCCCCATTTACCATCTACATATGTAGGGCTTGCTAACCCTGCTGCACATATATCTCGCAATGTATCCATTACGCTTTGTGTACTTGTTAATACACTATTATAAGTATATTTTGGACAATATACAGCAGTACCTGTTCCGCTACCAACTCCGGTAGCGTAAAAACTTTCACCAATATTGTTAGATCCTGCGCCAATAGCAGTCCAGCTAGTAGTTCCTACAGAATTAATAGTATAGTATCTACCTACTACAAAACTTCCTGCGGTAATTGTTAATGGAACAGGGTTGCAGAAGTTGTGCCAAGCAGTTAAACTGGTTAAATCAAGCTGCGAGAGTTTGGTAACTCTAAATGCATTGGCTGGATGCATTAGTACATATAAAAATAAACTTGCGGGATTATTAGTAGGGTGTTTTGGCCCTGTCCAAGAACTAGTTGCTCTATTATAGTCCCAAGTAATTGTTTGCACTAATGCATTAACTCCGTCGACAGTACCATTTACTTTATTAGTACTTTGTATCCTTACAGCAGTTTTGGCTAAGTGACATCCCGGAGGATTAACCATTGGGCTAGCTTTACTGTCATAGCTAGTTACGTTACTTAATACTGCTTTATGATATTTACGATAATCTGTTTCGTCTTCTGTTTCGTCACTAGTTAAACGTCTAACACGTATTTGATACCTTCCACGTGTTAAATTTTCTAAAGGGTGTACATAATTAAAAGCATCTTTTCTATTTTCATAGAAACCAGATGTACCGAAAGTAATAATAGTATTAGCAGCTGCACGTATATTTAAACCAGTATTTGCAGTAAATCCAATAACAACACCTATAGCGGCTAATCCACCTTGGCTATTTCTACCTACTATAACTATTGTATGTGAACCTTTAGTAAGTTTAACAGAAGTTTCTACATAACTACCATACCCACCTTTAGGCAAACTTGCAACTTTAGTTCCATCAATGTATACTTCACCTTCGTCATCTGCTGATGCTTGAACAGTATAATATCCTGTGTACGGAAAATTTACATTTGACTCAGTATGTGTCCATTCAGCAAGGCCACTAGTACTAGACCATACAGAAGTATTCTTTAATAGATTACACCAATTTCCATAACTTCCAGGTATAACTACAGTAGACCCAATAGCAGCTATCTGTCTTGTTGTCCAGATTGTTTCATTGGCACCAGCTGCCACACTTGTAGCAGTTTCGGAGTATAGTTTACCAGCTTTAATACTTATTTTCTTTGTTGCTGAGTCAACCCATTCTCCGTTAAAATCAACAAGTTCTAGTGGTGTTACTGTTTGGGTTAATCCTATTACGCCTGCATAACTATTTATAGCAGTATTATCAACAGTTGCTGTGCCATTACTGGTTTGATACACAGTATATAGTTTTATATATCCTGTTGGAATAGTAGGTAAATAGTTCCAATCTTTGTTTATACCTAATAAATAGCTATAACTAGTGCTGTTGTATTTATCTTGTAACCATGTGCTAGCATTACTACCAAGTGTATCTGTAACAGTCCCGTCAAATCTGGCAATACCACCGCTAGGACTCAGGCAAAAGATACTATATCTATATAAATTAGTTTCAGAATCTGGGTCTGCTGGTGGTGTTAGTATAGAAGTATATGCTTCGGCATCTAAAGTGGCAGCGTCTGCGTTACCGTTTTTATATATACCTAAACTAGTAGTGCTTGTTGTTGCATCCCATGATAACGTACTATAAGGTCGTGTTTGTAATTCTATTTGACAAGGAGTTGCGCTTGCTTTTCCATCTTTAACATTAATTTTACGCATGCCTTCTGGAAAGGTAAAAGCAATATCTATAGCGTCAGCATCTTGAGTAAGGGTTACTTCAGTCCATGCATTGCCATCAATTGCATTATTTACTAATTCAACATTTTTAAATTGTTGTTCAACATCACGACCATATAGATTATCAAAGTCAGCAGTTGATTCTCCAGCAATTCCTTTTAATGTAACTGGACGTAATACTGTAGAGGGTAGCCCGTCATAGTACGTTTCTATTGCATTACCACCAATACAGATATCACTAACGTCAAGCGGCCCAAAACCCCATACAATAGCAGTGTTTAAAATGCTTGTATCTTGTAATGATTTTACATAAGGTGTAGCTCCTAACATACCTGTAAAGCGTACCTTACCTAATACAACTGGGATAGCTCCAAATTTATTTGCTTGATTGCTAGAACCTGTAAATAAATTAAGTGCTGCAGCACTTCCAGGATCATTGCTGGTTGGCTGACGAACTGGAGCAATAGCATTAACTAGTGCCATGCCTGCCATGTTAATAGCCATTTGACCCACTGCAGTTTGTGTAGCTACAGTAGCGTTCGGTAAAAGCATTGCTCCAACATCTGGACCAAAGTTAAGTGCAACAACCAATACAGCTACCATTAAAAGTAGTCGACGTGTGGAACCGCCTTCGGCAATGCTTTTATACGATACTTGTTGATCTTTGCGTAGTACAGTTGTTGTCCAATCTTTTTGTGGAACTACAATACCATCAACTACAATTACAATTTTATCAACAAGCGTTTTACTTACTTGATACTTGTCGTGCACAAAGTCAACCAAATTTTGGACTGTAGTACCTTCTACAGTCCAATCTAAATTAGTACTCATTCTTAAGGGATGAGGTGCCCCTACAACTGCTATTTGAGCTTGTGTTGTATATTTATAAAATCCTACAAAGCGGTTTTTCCACTTAATATTATCTAGGGATTCAATTACTGAATCCATGCCTTCGCGACAGTGTAAAAATTTACTATCACCTATGTATATACCCACGTGAGTAGGCTCGCCCATAATATTGAACAGACACAAGTCCCCAACATTAGGTGCGTTTAATTGTTCCCAGTTATCTATATGTGCGTTAACTATGGAAACAATGGCAGGATCTTGCCCACCACTGTATTCTTGACTATAACTTGGTAGTTCAATATTAAGCTGATCTTTGTAATATAGTCGAGCTAATCCCCAGCAGTCTACACCAGCTTCAGTTCTGCCGTTTTCAAGGTAAGGTAACCCGATATATTTGTCATAATTCATTAGAATAATCCTGGAAAATAACTAGGTGTAAAATTAAAACTTGGGAACGGTTCTTTGTTATAACTAACCATACTTAGATTTAAAGTAATAGCTTCAGCATTATAAGTTACATTGTTTATGTAAAACTCAGAAAAACTAGCCTCTACATAATTAGGTGTACTAGATAATACTAATTCTATTAGTACCTTTGTTTGAGAAAACAAGTGTGCTCTAACAAGTTCAATAGCTTCTGGAGTTACATAATTTAACGTAATAGAACACTCACCAACTCCTGTTTCTTGCTCAGCAGGCAAATTAAGTTGCATTGGTAAAAATATAAATTCATTACTACGACTTGTTACGCCGTATATTACTTCTGCGTCTGTTGTTGCTGACAATCTACCTATATAGCCATCTGCTAATCTAACAGGTGTAGTCGTTGCGGCTGGATCTGTAGAACCATTAGGATCAAAAATAGTAAATAGCATAATAAGCTGTTGATCCGTCTCGGACGAAAACATAGCTTTAATAGCAGCTGAAGATAATGTATTAATGCGACTCATGGCAATATTTCAAACTTTAAAGATGTTTTCCAGTAACCGGGAGCTAAATATTCTAAACCGTAAAATTCTCCCTCACCTTGAGGAACTATTCTGGCTTCGACTGTAGTATAGGTTCTAGGGTGTGGAAAACTAAATCGTTTAACACCTACTAGCGTATCTTTAATAAAAGTTTCTAGTGTGTTAGTTTGTGCTGTTGTTAGGATAAAGGAAAGGTCCATTGTATTAGGACGCTTTCCTCTGTTTCTCATTTTTGCAGGTCCGGCATCCATTGGAGAACGTATGATGTTCTGTCCAACGGATTCCTTAAAACCTTTTTGAGGTGATTGTGGTAAGGTTGCAGGCCAAATTGGTATTGCCATATTTATCTCCTTGCAACAGCAGGTTTATTACCATAGTTGCTTGATAGTGATTGTTGAACGGAACTTCCAGGGCGTGAAAGTTCACTAGCAACCATATCGCCTACGATTACTTCAATTCGGCGATTTCCACGTGAATCAGTAGTTTCCTTAGTTGTAGCTTTTTCGTTTCCGTAATTGTTAACAACTACGTCTACATTGCCACCACTATTGCCAGGCCCTCGAACTCCAAGATTGCCATTGCTATCGCGCTTTAGGGGCATAATGGCTTCTGGTCCTGCTTCACCCATTAGTCCAGTACCTTGTGCAAATTTAAATAGTGTAGGTTGATTTACAACTGAGTTTGTAAACATTCCGCCTTGAGCAAAAGTTCTAAGTCCAGTGTCGTATGCTCCACCTTTAGCTAAAGAATTACCCATTACGCTGCCGCCAACTAAATCTACTAATCTAGAAGGATCTGCTGTAATTGAGCCTACTCCGCCGGTAAACATATTCATCATACCTTGCAATCCTCCTACACCTTTGAAAAGTGAAGACATTTGCGCACGTAGTTCAAATCGGATTAACTCTACTATCATTGAATCCACTAAACCTTTAAAGTCAAGCTTACCGGTTCTAGCAAAATCAGCTAAAGCATCTGCCATACTTTGGAAACTGCCTTCTACAATTTTGGAGAAACCAGTCATCTTACTACCTAACTTTTCATTTAGGTCAATTGCATTTAGCTTTTGCTTATTAGTAGCATCTAATGCTGTGCTTTGTGCAGCTATAGACCTAGTCATCTCATCTACTGATTCGCGCTTTTCAGTTGCTGTTAAAATACCGTCAGACTCAATATCTTGTATTTCTTTCTCAAGCAAAGATTTTTTAGCTATTTGTTGGTTTATAAGAGTTTGTCCTTCTGCAGTTTCTCTACCTACACGACTTCTGTCTAAATCAGCTTTTTCTTTAACAAACTCAAAACTAGTAACTAAACCAAGTTCTTTTCTGTAGTTTAATTCGTCTTCTGCTTGTTGACCTCTGGCATCAGCTGTGGTTTTTGCAAATCCTGCTAATTTTTGTTCTATGTCAAGACGTGCTTCTAATAATTTTAAAGCGTCTTGTAAACCTTTGTTTTCTTTTTCTTTTTCTTGTCTCTGAGTAACTAGTGCTAACTCTGTTTGTTTTAAAGCAATGCTTTTAGTATTATCTCTCTTTTTATCTTCTTCAAGTAGTACAAGCTCATCTGTAATCTTTTTCAGTTCAAGTGCAAACTTATTTTCAAGCTTTTTATTTTCAAGAGTTGTAGTTGCTAAAACATTTTGTTCTGTTGAAAAACCAACTAAACTGTTAATTATACCTACTCTAGCTAAGTCTTGATCTAGTAATGCTTCGTTTAGTGCGCTAAGTTTAGTTGCAACATCAAGCTCAGTTGTTTTTAATTTAAGTCTGTCTGCTATAGGTTTGTTATCATTTTCTTCTTTTTGACGCTCTCTAACTAACACTAAAAGTTTATTTAGTGTGTCGGCTTCGTCTCTGCCTTTATCTGTTCCGAGAGCTTGTGCATTAGTAATAGCTGTAGTATATCCTTCTATTTCTTGTAACTGCTTAGATTTTATAGATGTATTTTCTAAATCTATTTTTTCTTGTACTCGTTGCGTGGCGTTAAGTGTGTCAATACTAGTTAAAATATCAAGTCCGGCTATTTTTTGTTGATTAATTTCGTTTCGAAGATTACGTTCTTTGTTTAAATCGTCTAATCTTCCAAGTGCTGCTGCTCTGGCACCTTCGATCTCGTTAGCTTTACTTTTTCCGCCAAGTTCTGTTCTATTAGCTTCTTGAGCAGCAGTCTCTATTTGAACTTTTCCAATGTCTCGTAATAAAAATGCATCTACGTTTTTATCACCAGTTAGTCTGCTTTGTAAGTTAGATGTTTTTAACTTACCAGACTCTACGTCTTTCATTGCATTTTTAAATATACCTGCTGCTAATAGTTGGTCAGCTTTACCTTTTTGTACTGCTTCTGATTTATTATCGTTTTTAGCTTGAATTAAATCAAGCATGGCAGTGTTTTCAGCCAAAGTTGCTGTTAATAATGTTTGACTAGTTATTAACCCAATAGTAGATTGGATTTGATTCATTTGAATCTTTATTTCTTCTTGCTTTAGTCTAGTAGTTTCTTGTGCAGCTCGTTCGCCTGTTAAAGCACCTATACCTGCTTGTGCAATAGTTAATGCAGCTTTTGCGGAAGCTTGGCCTAAGGCTATTTTTATATAGTCTGAACCTTTTTCAAAAGCGTAAGTAACACCTTTAATAAATAAATCTTTAGCTTGTATAAAACTTTTTGTGTCTAAGCCTACTAAAATATCTTTTTTTGCTTTTTTATCTTGTTCAAGTAAATCTATTTCACTAGTAAAAGCAGCTCTTTTGCTTTCTGCACTAATTGTTTGATATACTGATGAACCCCGAGGACCCAGCATGCCTGGTACCACTTCGCGAGTATCTTTAGCATTTTTTCTTTGCTGTGTTTTCTTATCTATTTGGGCTTGTATCTTATTAATTTGTTGTTCGTATGCAGAATATTTTTCTAAAGTAGTTTGAAATTCTTGACGTATTGTAACAAATTGTGCTATAAATTCAGGACCAAACTGCGCTATTTTCTTAGGAGTACTTGCTAAATCATTAAAAGCAGCATTTATTTGTCTCATACTTTTATTTGATAGCTTATCCATTGATACTGATACGTCTTGTAAAGCGGCCCCTATTTTAAATAAAGGGTTTGAGGAAGCTGTAGACTGAATAAACTCTTCGTAGGCTTTTGTTACAGCATCTGTAGAAGTTTTAAACTCTTGAAGTGTAGCACTGGTTTCTTTTAAAGTGACGTCTAGTGCTTTAGCTGTTTTTGCATATTCTTTTTGAGCAATATTACTCTTTTTAAATTTTTCAGCTACAGTATCAAAATCTAAGCTATCTACACCTATTGCTTTCTTAAATTTTGCTTCTGCGTCTTCGCCCATACCAGCTGTACGAAATAACTCTAATTGTGATTGTACTATTTCCGCGAGTTGCTTAGCAGATTTTGTTGCAACGTCTCCACCCCATACACTAGCGATACGATCTTTTGCGCGATCCCACCCACTACTATTTAATGCTTTTAACAAAACTTTTGTAGCATCTAGTTGTGCTTCAATTGAGCTTGTTGCAGTACTACTTGCATTAGATAATGCTAAAAATCCTTGGATTGAAGCTGTAGCTATGCCTGGCTCTTTTGCAAGTTTATCTAAAGTTCTGGTTGTATTATCAACCGCATCTGAGGTAGCCTGTATAGCCTTACTAAAAGCATCTGATTCTTTTTCTGTTTTTGTAAGAAACGAATCAAATAAGAGAAAAGCTCCAACTGCTGCTCCTATAGCCATGCCTATATTGCCAAATGCCGAAATAAGGGAGCCAATTTTTTGGGCTACTATACCAATTGTTCCAGACATAAGTGTAAGACCTGCTTGAAACGCACCCATTTTAGGAGCGGGTTTCATAACTGCATCACCATTCTTTTCAGTACCAATTTGTACCATTAATTTGCCAGCCATGGCTTTCTTAGTTTCTTCTGTTAATTTAGTATAAGCTGTTCTAGCTCCATAAACTGCTTGAGTTTCTGCAGCTGTAGATCTAATGCTATCACTTGCTAATTTATTTAATGTACGTTTTTGTATAATATCATTAGAATAGGGTGTACTAAGCACGCCTGTACCTTTATTTAAAGCAACAGCCCGACTTGTTAATTCAGCATTTTCAGCACCCGCACGTATTGCTTTTAATTCAGCAATGTGTGCTTTAAGTCTGGCAGCTTCTTCGGAATTTCGTTTAGCTAAATCGTTAGCACGACGATCTAAAGATTTTATTTCTGCAGCTGTAAGAGCAAACGGATCTTTACCAGCTAATGCAGCATAGTCCGTTTTGTTAGTTTTACTAAAAGTACTGCTATTTTTTGAAAGTTCTTGAATTTTGCTTTGTGTAGTTGCTGACTTTCTATAAGCTTTTTCAGCAGCTGCACCTGCGGCTGCCGCTCCCAGGCCTATTTGTTCTTGCTGATCGGCGTACATAGCACTAAAAGTCATACGACTTGCGTCAGCGGTTTTCTTTAAATTATCTCGGTATTGTCCTAAAGCAGGAATAGCACTTTTAATTATTGATGCACCTATTGCTGCTAAAACTCCAAGCAATATTGTAGGATTTTGAGACAAGACATTAACTAATGGTACAAAAGCTTTGTTAGTAATTTCTAATGCTACGAAACTTAAGTCTTTTAAACTGGCTAAAAGTTTGTCGTAGGGATTAGCTGCTACTTCAATAGAATTAAATTTGTCTAGGCCTTCTTTTAGCACAGCGTTAGCAAATGCTTGGCGTCTTTCAAAATCTGTTAAGCTACCTGTAGCTTTGCCTATGCTACGCGCATAGTTTTCGGTAGCAGGGCCTATTTTTGTAAATAAACCAAGTTCGTCTAATAACTCAGGTTCTAGTTTTGAAATACCGCGAGTTAGGCGACTAATAGCGTCAGGCATACCAATACCTAAAGCTTTAGACGCTTTGTTTGCAACTAAACCAAGGTCATTCATTTGTTTAGCGGTTAAACCTGCGGCTGTACCTTTTGTAGTAGCTTCCATTGCTTCGCGCATACTAATTGCGCCATCGGTAGCTAGCATTAAATTCTTAGCAATAGTACCTAGTGCCATTCCACTAGAAGCACCTAATTGATTCATACCTTGAATCATGTTTGAAGTATCCGCAGCATCACTTAATGCGCGGAAAGCAGCTCCAGCTGCAAACACGTTAGCAGCATAAGTAGCATATAGACGTACTAATCCATCAAGCCCACGAGCCTGGTTTGCAAAGTCTCGTCCTGAGGCACCTGTGGCACCGGCACTACCTCTGGCAATATCATATTCAGTGTTACCCATTGCGGCTTTTTTATAACCACCACCACCACCAACACCAACACCCTTACTCATCGCTTTATCAAATGAGTCAAAGGTTCCTCTAGCCTTTTTGAGCTTATTGTCAATCTTCTCAATGGTTCCTAGGTCGTCTAGCTTAACTTGTAAAACTGTTGTATCAATACTCATGCTTACTCCTGTTCGGATATTACCAAAATTTTTTGATAACTTAACTAGAGATCATTATACCATGTGACCACGCAGTTGTCAAACCAAAAAATTTTTAACGCAAAAAAGCCCGCTAATTTTAATTAGCAGGCTCTTGTGTCTTTTTCTTAT